CGGGCGAACCTCACCCGGGCGAACCTCACCGGGGCGAACCTCACCCGGGCGAACCTCTCCGGGGCGAACCTCACCGGGGCGAACCTCACCAGGGCGAACCTCACCAGGGCGAACCTCACCAGGGCGAACCTCACCAGGGCGAACCTCGCCGGGGCGGACCTCTCCAGGGCGAACCTCACCGGGGCGGACCTCTCCGGGGCGAACCTCACCGGGGCGGACCTCACCAGGGCGAACCTCGCCGGGGCGGACCTCTCCAGGGCGAACCTCACCGGGGCGAACCTCGCCGGGGCGGACCTCTCCGAGGCGTACCTCTCCGGGGCGTACCTCTCCGGGGCGTACCTCTCCGGGGCGTACCTCACCTGGGCGAACCTCTCCGAGGCGAACCTCACCTGGGCGAACCTCACCGGGGCGGACCTCTCCGGGGCGGACCTCACCGGGGCGGACCTCACCGGGGCGAACCTCACCAGGGCGACGTACACGCAACTGACCATCTGGCCTGACGGGTTCGATCCGGTGGCCTGTGGGGCGGTGAAGTGGTGACCGGCGAACTGCGAGCGCAGCGCCGGGAGCCGTGCGACCAGCCGTGCCAGTACGAGGCCGTGGACGAGGAGTGCCCCGATCGCGGCGAGCACTGCACGGAGGCGAGCGAGTGGAACCGTTGCGACGGCTGCAACGGCGACGGGACGCGCTGGGTGACCGTCGGGACGCTCCACCCACCTCGTGGCATCGGTCGGCGAGCGAACTGGACGCCGGTGTGGTTCGAGGACGGCCAGGAGTTCGACTGGATCGACGACGTCATCAACTGGGAAGGCGCACAGGCGCTCTACGTGATCGAGGAGGCGTCGTGACCGCAGAGATGGTGACGTGGAGCGACCCCGACGGTGGCAACGTCGCGGGCACCGACTACACGTTCGTGACCGGCACCGAGTGGTTCGACGACCTGGACCTGCCGTGGCCGGTGCGCCGTCAGCGGTGGGTGTGCGTCGAGGACGAGACCGGCACTTACTGGCCGTCCGCTGTCGTGCTCTGCGACGCCTGCACGGGCGAGGGGGAGTTGTACCCGCCGGACACGGTCGACGTCGTTGAGTGCCCGGCGTGCAAGGGGACCGGAGAGCACCCGATGCGCGGCGCCGGGTTCGTGACCGAGGAGAAGTCCGATGCGTGACCCCGAGGTGATCCCTCTGCCTGTCGCTTGGCGAATGCTGGCAAGCGGCGACCCCTGTGCGGTGTTCGACGGCGTGTTCCTCGTCCTGCACCCGAACGGCTCGGTGACGTGGACGCAGCACCCCGAGGAAGCCGAGGAGGCGACCGATGGCTAACCCGAACGGCCAGCGCGGCGCCAAGGCCGAACGAGATCTCGTCGTCTGGCTCCGTGAGAACGGCTGGCCCGACGCCTGCCGTGCGCGAGGCGAAGGATCAGTGGACCGCGGCGACATCGGCGGCATCCCCCGCACCTGTATCCAGATCAAGAACGCCTTGAAGCCGGCCTACGTGATGCCACGGTTGCGGGAGGCGCAGGCAGGGGCGCTCGTCCAAGCGCATGGCCGTCGTCCGGTGGCGGTCGTGCGGCTGCCCGGTGTCGGTGACCCGGGGCAGTGGTGGGCGGCGACGCCGCTGGAGGGCTTCGGGAACGTGACGGTCACGCACGTCGGCGTCGGCCCCCGCTGCGGTGCGCGGATGCTCCACTACACGATCGAGGCGCACGGGGCGGCGTGGCGGGACGGATGGTGGATCACGACGGTCTCGCGGCTGTTCGCTGCGCTCCCCGGGGCGGTGACGTCATGAGTCTCCTCGGATTCAAGGGCCAGAACCACCCGCAGCAAGTCGGCAAGCGCGCCGCTCTCGACTCGGTCGACGACCGCGGCACCGACCCCGAGTTCTTTGCACAGATGGTCGAGCGGTTCGGCCCGTTCGATCTTGACGCTGCCGCCGCTCCGCACAACGCGAAGTGTGAGCGGTACTACACGATCAACGACGACGCACTAGAGCAGCCGTGGCGCGGGAAAGTGTGGTGTAACCCGCCGTACTCGAACCTCGGCGAGTGGGTGCAGAAGGCGAAGCGCGAATACACGCTGGGTCACGCGTCGCTGATCGTGATGCTGCTCCCGGCCAACCGCACCGAGCAAGCGTGGTGGCAGGACCACATCGAGCCCTACAGGGACCGGCGGGAGGCATTTGGCCCTCGTGTCGAGTTCCTGCGCGGCCGCCTCCGCTTCGTGAAGCCGGGCGCCGAGTCGATCGGCCCCAACGAGCGGCCACCCTTCGGCTGCTGTCTCGTCATGTGGGCGCTGTCCGAACATCGAGCCGCCGTGGATCACGGGGTGACGTCGTGAAGTACGGCTCCATGTTCTCCGGCGCCGGCGGCCTCGACCTCGCCGTCGAGCAGTGGACCGGCGCAACCTGTGCGTGGACCTGCGAACGGGACCCGCACGCGTCCTTTGCCCTCGCCGCGCACGGCACCGCCCCGAACCTCGGCGACATCACCGCCGTCGACTGGTCCTCGGTCGAACCGGTGGACGTGGTCTGCGGCGGGTTCCCCTGCCAGGACATCAGCAACGCCGGGAAACGTGCCGGGATCACCGGCGCCCGGTCAGGACTCTGGAGCTTCTATGCCGACGCCGTTCGCCACCTACGACCCCGGCACGTCTACGTGGAGAACGTGGGAGCCCTCCTTGTTCGAGGACTCGGAACCGTCCTCGGTGACCTGGCCGAAATGGGGTACGACGCGACATGGGGTTGCGTCCGAGCTTCCGACGCCGGAGCTCCCCACCGACGCGAACGAGTGTTCATCGTTGCTACCGACGCCGACCGCGTGGCTCGGCCGGCGCCCGTCGCAGTCGATCGGCGATCCGGCGAGGTGGACGAACCCGGAGCGGTCGAACGAGCTGTCGGACTTCATCGCGTGGCTGACGGAGGGGTGAAGCTCCTCCCGACGCCTGCCGCGTCGGCGTTCAACGACTCAGAGGACCCGCAGTCGTGGCTCGCTCGAGCGGAGCGGCTGAAGGAGAAGCACGGCAACGGCAACGGCGCAGGGATGCCGCTCGCAGTCGCCGCGAAGCTCCTCCCGACGCCGACGGCACGGGACGGCAAGGACGTGGGCAACCTGTCCACCGTCCCCGAGAACAGCCTGCTGCCGCGTGTCGTGTGGAACCAGTGGGGTGACCCGAAGCTCCTCCCGACGCCGACGGTCCAGCAGGGCCGCAACGCCACCTACGCCGACAGGTGGGGCGACTACGCCCCGGCGATCGAACGGTGGGAACACGTCCTCGGACGCCCCGCCCCCGCACCCGTGGACGAGAAGGGGCGGCTGTCCCCGATCTTCGTCGAGTGGATGATGGGCTGGCCCAACGGCTGGGTCACGCACCTCGACCACCTCGGCGTGAAGCGCACAGCGCAGCTACGGCTCCTCGGGAACGGCGTCGTGCCGCAACAGGCGCTCCTCGCGTTCGCAGCGCTCGAGCACCTGGCGGTGACGTCGTGACCCCCGAGGGCTGGGTGCTCGGCACCTGGACGCTCCTGTGGCTCTGCGGATACGTGCGCTGGGCGCGACGACAGGACGCAGCGGAGCAGTACCGGGCACGGCGAGACGCGCTGGCCCGCATCACACAGGAGGACCGATGAGCGAGTTCAACGAGGGCCGCGAGCACGCACGCCAAGCGCTGTTCCCGCCGCCGCCGGACGGCTACCGCCGCGGCCGGGCGGAGCACACGGCGTTCGTCGACATCGGTCTCGTCGTGTGCGAAGGGTGCGGCGCCGTCGTCGGCGACACCGAGGTCCACGACACCTGGCACACCAACCTTGCCCGGGTCTCGACCAGTGCACAACGAGCCGACGCGATGACTCAACCGATCGGACCCGCCGTCAAGGTGGTCGAGCAGCCCGCAGTGGTCGACCTCATGCAGGCGTTGCAGGACTCGGTTGAGAAGGCGAAGGCCGAGCGCAAGCGCCGCCCGGCCCGCATCACACAGGAGGAGAGGCATGGCCGGTGAGAACGAGATTCCGACAAAGAGGTGCAACAGGTGCGACGGGAGCGGGGAGTGGTGGTCCGACTGCGGCGACTCGACGTGCGACTGCGGCGGCACCGACTACCCGTGCAGTCAATGTGGCGCAACGGGTCAGGTCCCACTCGTGGACCAGCGGACCCTCGATGCCCTCACTTCCGCTGGTTTCGAGGTGAGAGCCATCAAACACGACCGGGGGGAAGCCCCTGATGCGTGACCTTCCGCCCATCGGGTCCCGGGTGCGCCGAGCCTGCCCTCTCGGCTCGCACTGCTGGGGCGACAACTGCTGCCCATCCCCGCTCCACCGTGACAGGTGGGTCACCGCTGACGAGATCGAGGAGGTGGGGGAGCGGTGACCCTACAACTCACCCTCGCCACGCCCGTGACCGTCACCCCGTGGCGGGACCGGGCGGCGTGCGCCGGGCACCCGACCGGCTGGTGGTTCGCCGACCCCGGCACGTTGGAGGCGGGCACCGCCGAGGCGATCTGCGCCTCCTGCGCCGTCCGCAACGAGTGTGACGCCGACGCCGACCGCCACGGCGACGGTGGGTTCCGGGCGTGGCGCACCCGCAACCCCGCACCGATCCTCTGCGACGGTTGCCGCCAGCCGCTCGGCGTCGTCGAGCTCGCAGCCGGCGACCTTCACTGCGGCCCCACCTGCGCCGAGGCGGGGCAGGAGACCGAGTGGCAGCGCAAAGGGCACGGCCGCATCTCCACCTACAACGGCGGGTGCCGCTGCTCCGACTGCCGCGGCGCCGCGAGGGACAGCCGTCGCCGATCACGGGCACGGCTCAACACAACTAGTGACGTTGGACCGGCCTACGGTGCCGGTCCCCGAACCGAAGGGGAGCAGAGATGAGCGAGACGAAGGTGTACGTCAGAAAGGCGTACACGATCACCCGCCAAGACCTCGCGGTCGGAGACAAGAACGTGGTGCACGCCACGGGCACCTACGAGACGCTCGAGCCGCTCGACGTGTCAGGGGTCGACCTCGGCCTCGTGACGGCGCAATCGGTCGCCGACGCCATCGACGAGGGGACGATCGAGGAGGGCGCCGACTACGGCGGCTGCGACGTGTGGCTGTCGGTCACCGTGACCCGCCCGAACCCCGCCTACTCCGGTCCCGACGCCCTGTTCCCCGACATGACCCCGCCCGAGACCATCACCGAGACGGTGGAGCTGTGACCGCCCACGGGACGACGACCGGCTACCGCGACGGCTGCCGCTGCGACCGATGCCGCGACGCGAAGCGGGCCGACGTCGCCGCCTACCGGGGGCGGCGCCGCCAACGCGAGGCGGCGATCACCTCGGCCAACCTTGAAGATTCGGCGCTCGATGTCGATGTTTCATGGATGGCGCAGGCCGCGTGCCCCGGCTCCACCCTCGACTTCATGCCGGGCCGCGGCGGCAACCCTCGCGGACGCGACGCACACCGCGCGGTCTGCGCCGCCTGCCCCGTCCTCGAACCGTGCCGCGACCACGGCGTCCGCTACGAGGAGCACGGCATCTGGGGCGGCCTCACCGAACGGGAACGACGCGAGGAGCGGCGCGCCCGCGGCATCACCATGATCTCCCTCGACGTGCTCACCGCCCGCCTGGTGGCGTCGTGAACCCCGACTGGCGCGACGACGCCGCCTGCCGCGGCCAGGACCCCAACATCTGGCTCCCCGAACGGGGCGACTCGGTGCTGCGGGCCAAGAGGATCTGCTCGACGTGCCCCGTCGCCGGCGACTGCCTCGAGTACGCCCTCGCCGAGGCGATCACCGTCGGCATCTACGGCGGCCTCTCCGAGAAGCAGCGGCGGCCCCTCCGCAAGCAGCGGCGACGGGAACGGCTCTGCGCCTGCGGGGCGCCGCCACGGGTCCTCGGCGCTGCGAGGTGCGAGGACTGCGAGCGGGGGCACCGCAACGAGGCGAAGCGGCGAAGCCGCGACCGGCGCGACGTCGCATGACGTCCAACACCACGAGTGGTGACGACGCTGGTAGCGTCACGGGAACGAGTAAGCCCCCGCGCCGCTGTCACGGCCGGGGGCGTGGACGACACCTAGACGGAGGTATCGACATGACGAAGTGTACCCCTGACCACGGTCAGGCGGTCCCGTCGTGAGGCTCTACGACCGCATCAAGCGGGACGGACTCATCGTCTCGCGATTCCCCAACGACCCGACACCGCACCGCGTCAAGTGGGACCACCTGCCCGGGGTGAACGTGCGGGTCGAGATCGACGAGCCGATGAAGGCGTACTGGGGCGCCGAGACCGATGAGGTCTACACCCTCGACGATTTCGGCGTGGTCCGCCCCCCCTATCAGGCGATGTGGATGGAAGGCGCCATGCCCGCCAGATCCTTCGCCGATTCCGAATGGAAGAACACCGTCGGTCACGAGCGCGGGTTCATCGTGTGGGACGACGAAAACGCCGTGACCATGCTCATGGTTGTGTGGGCACCCAAGGAGACGCTCGCCCCCGTCTTGATCCCCCTCTCCAGTTCCTACATGTACGGGGAGGATGGGACCCTGGAACGCGGCGACGGAGCTCAGTGGATGAGAGGCCACGACTCTGGGTCCGATCGGTCGTGGAGGGACTGGTGCGAACGGTGCGAACGGTACGACGGGGGCAACCCCTTCGATGGCGACAACTACCTCGTCCTCTACGCGCTGTCCCTCATGAACTGCAAGAACGTCAAGGTGCAAGACGTCACCCGTAATCCCAAGGTCGCCAAGGCCCACAAGAAGCGCCACGGCGTCCCCATGTCCCGGTTCTCGAGGATCGTCCTCCCGAACCAGCGCAACGGCACCGGCAACGGGCACGGCGGCGGGGGAGCAGCCGCCAAGCACCTCGTCCGCGGCCACTTCAAGACCTACACCACCGACGCCCCACTGATGGGGCGCCACGTCGGCACGTACTGGTGGGGATGGCACGCCCGGGGCGACTCCGCCCTCGGCAACATCACCCCCGAGTACCACGTCGCCGACCCAACAGAACGGACCGCATCATGACCGTCATGTCTACGCCGCCAGAAGGGCTCCTCGTGAACTGGAAGGGGGGACGGTGGTGGTACATCAACTGCCCCGTTCTCGCCATCGTCATGAGTGGGGAGCACGAAACTTGGTTCCTCGCCATCGACGAGGACGGGTTCCCGCAGGAAGTGAGCAGCGAGGCCGACGAGTTCAAGCTCCACTTCGGATGAGCGCCGCCCCAGCACACCCACCCGACCCGATCGAGGAGTGGCTGCACCACCTCTACGGCGCCATCGAGGACGGGTGGCTCACCATCTTCTCGATCAACCCCGACGACGGGTCACGCCACACCGACTGGGCGCCCACCTACCAGCTCGACGCCGCAGCCGACATGGCCCGCAACCGGGCCACCACCTCCAACGTCTGGTTCGGCGTCGCGACCCGCACCGAACGGCTCCATGGAGGGAAGCGGGGCGGCGACACCGACTGCGACCTGATCCCCGCCCTCTGGCTCGACATCGACATCGCGGGCGAAGGGCACCAGACCACCGAGCCGCTCCCCACCAACGTCGACGAGGCGCTCCAACTCCTCGACGACTTCCCGCTGCCGCCCACAGCCGTGATCCACTCGGGTCACGGCCTCCAGGCGTGGTGGCTACTCGACGAAGCCGTCCCCGCCACCGAAGCCGCTCAGGTGCTGCCACGATGGGGGCACACCTGGGCCGGGTACGCGAAGGCGCACCGCTGGCACCTCGACAACGTGTTCGACGTCGCCCGCATCATGCGCCTCCCCGGCACCCACAACCGCAAGGCAGACCCCCGCCCCGTCGACCACCTCGCGACGCGGCCCCCCGAATGGGGCCGGCGGTACGGCCTCGAGCAGCTCAACGAGTGGCTCGAGGACCCGCCACCGCCACCGGAACGCGACACCACGCCACGCGTCCCCTACATCGGCCCCGACCGCCCCGGCGACGCGTTCAACGCCACCCACTCCGGGGCGGACGTCCTCGAGATGCTCGGGTTCCACTCGCCGCGGCGCAAGAGCAACGGCGACGTCGACTACGTGCGGCCCGGGAAGGACGCCCGCAAGGGCGCCTCCGCGACCGTCTACGCCGACGACGACCACGTCACCATCTGGTCAGAGACGTGCCGCGGCCAGTGGCCCGACCTCAAGATCCGCCACGGGTACCGGCCGTTCCAGCTCCTCGTCGCCACCAACTACCGGGGCGACTTCACCGCCGCGGCACGCGAGCTCCGGGCGCACGGCTACGGCGGCACCGACGCGGTCGATGCGAAGTGGCTCACCGACGAGGTGATGGCGAACGTGCACCTCCCCGAAGGCACCGATGAGCACCACGCCCCCGACGACCTCGACGACGGATGGTCCCCGGTCGACTGGGCGACCGTCCTCGCCGAAGGCTACGAGCCCCCGAAACCGACGATCCTCCGCCGCACCGACGGCGCACACCTCCTCTACGGGGGGCGCGTGAACGGGTTCTTCGGTGAGTCCGGGTCCGGCAAGTCGTGGATGGCGCTCCTCACCTGCGCCCAGCAGATCAAGGCCGGCGGGACTGTCCTCTACGTCGACCTCGAGGACCACGCCGGCAGCATCGCCGCACGGCTCACCGCCCTCGGCGTGACCCGCGATCAGATCGTCGACCGGTTCGTCTACCTGTCGCCGTCCATCGCGTTCGGGGACTCGCAGGCTGCACGCGTGGATGAGATGCTCGACACCCTCGACATCGGGGTCGCCGTGGTCGACTCCACCGGCGAGGCGATGGCCCTCGACGGTGCCAAGCCGAACGACGACGACGACACCGCCAGGTGGATCAGGCGCCTCCCGAAGCGTCTCGCCCGCACCGGTGCCGCGGTCGTCCTCATCGACCACGTCCCGAAGGACCCCGAGAACCGCGGCAAGCCGATCGGCTCGCAGCGGAAGATCGCCGCCGTGGACGGCGCCCTCTACAGCGTCGAGGTGAAGGTCGCCCCAGCGCGAGGTACGGAGGGCAAGCTGGTCCTGAAGTGCGCGAAGGACCGCAACGGCACCTATGCCCGCGGCGCCACCGTCGGCGACGTGATCGTCGACAGCGTCTCCGACGCGGTCCGTATCAGCATCAAGGCGCACGACGCGGCGGAGCGGCCCACGTTCCTGATGGAGCGCGTGAGCCGCCACCTGGAGCTCGAGGGCGCCACGTCCCTCGCTGACATCAAGCGTGGCGTGAAGGGCAACAACGAGGCGATTGCCCGGGCGGTGGAGTTCCTCGTGGCTGACGGGAACGTCGAGCAGGCGACTCGACCGGGGCGCGGTGGCGGGTTCCTGTTCTCGGTCAAAGAGCCGTATCGGGAGCCAGCGTCAGAAACACAGGAAGTACCGGAATGGTATGAGGATGGGCGTCCCGAACCGCGCCCAACCGCGCCCGGACCACAGAACGTGGTAGAGCACCCCATTTCGGTCACGGAGAGTGACGATGATGGCGAGCAAATCAGCCTGGGCGTGTACGATGGCACGAGAATGCACGAAACGGACCCAGATGAAACCGCGCCCAACCGCGCCCGAACCGCGCCCAGGCGCGGTTCGAGTGGACCATCGCTGCCCCCCGAAACCGCGCCCCGCCCCTTAGAGGGGGCGCGGTTCGGGGGGCGGTCCACGAGGGGTGACGAGGAGGAGGAAAACACCCGAACCGCGCCCGGCGCGGTTCGGGGCGTTCCCGACCATGTGGACGGGAACGCCCCCCTGCCCCCGCCACCGGCTCCCACCCTCGAGCGGTCGGGCCTGTTCGGTGGACCGTGCGACGATGACGACGACGAAGGAGAAGCGACGTGAGCGACACCACGAGCGGTGAAGGCGGGCCGGAGCAGGCGAGGTGTCGCAACCTCGGCATGGCCGAGCCTGGCGACCTTCCCACTTGCATCACCTGCCGGATGTGGGAGCCACGCGACGGGCTACTCAACATGGCCATCCCCCTCGACATCCCTCGCGAGGATCAGCGCGAGATGGAGCGGAAGCTCATGGCTTCGCCCGGCTACTGTCGCCTCAACCCCCCGGACGTGGACGGCCACCTCCCCCCGGTTCGGGCGCGCGACTGGTGCGGCCAGTGGGTCGATGACTGGGCAGAGGACGACGCCCCGGGCGTCACCGTCACCGTCAGTGACTCGACCCGGGAAGCGATCGAGGAGATGCGGCAGTACCTGGCGACGAAGGACTGGGTCGGTGAGCGGCGGCGCTCCGTCCGCACCATGTGGCGCGACGGGCGGAGGGTGGGCCGGTGACTTCGGCTCAGGGTGACGAGAAGGGTTCCACTCCCTCTGAGCCGAACCCGATGGACGATCCTCGCGGCCCGGCACCGGATGGACGGGTGTGGTGCCGTGCTCACTCGAAGCAGTCAGGTGCGCCGTGCAAGAAGCTGGCCGTGCCCGGTGCGACGGTGTGCCGCAACCACGGCGCAGGCGCCCCCCAGGTGCGCGCTGCCGCGGCACGGAGGGTGGAGGAGCAGCGGGTGCGGGGCGAGGTCGCCGCCCGCATCGAGGAGGTGGCCGCCGCCGCGGCGTCGATGCACCCGATCGAGACGATGGAGATGGCGCGGGCCTACAGCCACGCGATGGCGCAGGTGCTCGCCGAGGTGCAGTCGGAGGCGGATCTCGCCGGCGGCCTCGACGGCCAGGTGACGGCGGCGGCGGAGATGTTCCGCCGCTGGACCGAGCTCGCGATGAAGGCGGGCAAGACCGCGGCGGACGCCGGCATCGACGAGCGGCGCCTGTCGCTGTCGGAGGCGCAGTGGGACCAGTTGGCCGCGATCTTCGACGCGGTGCAGGCGTCGCTGCTCGCCCTGGTCCTCGCCGCGGTCCCTGAGGGGACCGTGGCGGCGGTGAGGGGCGTGTGGGTGGCGCAGGCGCCTCGGGTGATCGAGGCGGAGCTGCGGAAGGTGGGCGAGGCGTGACGTTCTCCCTCGCCTCGATGGGCGACCGCCCCAGGTGGCAGGACGACGCCGCCTGCGCCACCCTCCTCGCCGACCCGAAGTGGGCCGCCGCCTTCTTCCCGGTCCGCGCGGATGTCGGCGACGACCCCGTCTCCCTCAAGGACGCGGCGACGGAGGCGCTCGACGCTGCCGCGACGTACCGGGAGACCGGCGCCGACAACCACGGGACGAGGGCGAAGCAGGTGTGCGCGACGTGCCCGGTGTGGCGTGAGTGCCTCACCGAGGCCGTCGACCGCCGCGAGTCGGAGGGGATCTGGGGCGGCGCGGGTGGCGCCTACCTCCGTCACCTGCGCCGTCAGCGCCTCCACGGCATCGTGGCGTGGCAGGGGGCGCTCGAGCAGCACCGCCGCATCTTGGACTTCGTGGCGGGCCGCGGGCCCCGGCCGCAGGTGTCGAACCGGAACGGGCCAGGGGCCGAGCACGGCCGCATCGGCACGTACGCGAAGGGGTGCCGCTGTGACCCGTGCTCGATGGCGGCGGCGGAGAGGTCGTGGCGGTCTGGCCGTGGACGGGTCTACGATGCCGCCACCAGCAGCAGTGACACCACTAGTGGTGTTGGAGAGGGGTCGGCCGCATGAACGGAACCCTGGTGATCCTCGGATGGGTGGGCCTGTGGGTCGCCGTCGCCATCCTCCTCGACCGCGAGCCACGGGGGGAGTGACCGTGTCGCAGCTCACGCTTCCAGGTACGACGTCGGCGACAGCGACGGCGCTCACCGTCGACCCCGGCACCGACTACGACACATGGCTCGGGGCCGGCACCCGCCTCCTCGGCGCCGCCTCCTCCGTCAACTGGTGGGTGGGCGACTGGATCCTCCACGGCGAGGCGGAGTGGGGCCGCACCGACGGCGGGATGGCGATGCTCCGCCGCGAGATCTGCGCGGTGACGAACCTGGACCCGCAGACGTTGGAGCGGGTGCGCCACATCGCCGCCTCCGTGCCCGCCTCCATGCGCCGCGAGGCCCTGTCGTGGTCGCATCACGTCGAGGTCGCCGCCCTGCCCCTCGACGCCCAGGCGGAGCTCCTCGAGGCTGCCGAGGCGGGTGAGGTGGATCCGGTGTCGGGCGAGTCTCGGCGCTGGCCGGTGGAACGGTTGCGCCGCGAGGTGCGCCGCATCCGTGACCTAGAGCAGGGGGACCCGCTGCCGGGGCTGCCTGCCCCGTCGCGGCCGCTGCGGGTGATGGTGCCGCGGGAGACGCTCCGGGCGGCGCTGCCGGCGCTGGTGGACGCGGTGCGGGTCCTGCCTGCGGGCGAGGGGCGTGCCGCGGTGATGGAACTGGTCGAGCTCCTCGAGCGGGAGGCGTCGTGATCCGGCGATGGTTGCGGCGCCTGTGGCCGCTGGTGGACTGGCGCCGTGCCGCGGTCCTCGAGGCCCGTCACCGTGGCGCTGCGGCGATGCTCGACGAGTCGATGCGGCGGACGCAGGCGTTCCTCGCGCTGCCGTACCGGTTGGGCGACAGCGACGGGACATGGTCCCGCGAAGCGGGAGATGTCCCCCGGAGTGTGGAACCTTCCGATGGTGAGGCGGCCGAGCCGCGCACCATCACCGTCGACCGTGACGTCCTGATGCGCCGGGCACGGGAGGCGTCGGAGGGTGGCGCCGACTACCTGCCGCCGTGGACCGGGGAGGGCCTGTGATCGGCGACCTGCGAGCACAGGAGCACCGACGGTGTGAGCACGCGCCGCTCGACTGCGACGACCTAGAGCTGCCGTGGCGGTGCGTCGGCTGCGCCCGCGACGGGACGCGGTGGGTGACCGTCGGGACGCTGGATGACCGCGGCTGCACCGTGGTCCCCGGTCAACTGAGCGGCTACGTCGAAGAGCGCCGCTACGCCATCAGGCGGTCGTCGTGATCCCCGCCGCCCCGACGTGGCGTCCCACGTACCGCAAGCTCGTCGCCGCCGATCTCACCCTCTCCGTCGGCTCCGTCATCCCGACCCGCTACGAGGCGCCGATGCCGCTGCGCGAGGACAACCCCGTGACCGTCGTGGACGAGGCGCACGGGATCGCCGTGGACGGGACGGTGGTGCGGTCGTACCCGGCGGAGGGCGACGGCTGGTGGGTGGATGTGAAGGTGTCGCCCTCGTCGCGGCGCCACTGGACCGGGGAGCAGCCGTGAGGCGCCCCCAGCCGACCCCGGTGCTGGTCCTCGCGACCCTCGCCACCGCCGCGACGGGCGCGGGGGACCTCGCTGTCGCCGTGTTCGCGTGCGCCGTGGTGACGGCGGGCATCGAGGCGTTGGACGCGCTGACGGACGGGAGAGGCGAGTGACCGAATCATGGGACGAGTTCCTGCGTGGAGGACCGATGACCCGCCACGCCCCCCTCATCGGCGTCTCCGGGCGCGCCGGCGCCGGCAAAGATCTCCTAGCCACCCACCTCGCCCCGTTCGGGTACGTGCGCGTGGCGTTCGCGGACCCGCTGCGGGAGATGGCCCTCGCCATCGACCCACTCGTCGATGTGTGGGACGACGTGGGCGGCATCCGGCTCTACCTCTCTGACCTCGTCAGCGACTTCGGGTGGGACGAAGCCAAGAAGCACCCCGAGGTGCGCCGCTTCCTGCAGCGCCTCGGCACCGAAGGGGTGCGCGCCTTCTTCGGCGCCGACACCTGGGTGCGCCTCGCCGAGGAGCGCATCGCCGCCCTCGGCGACGTCCCCGTCGTCGTGACCGATGTCCGCTACCCGAACGAGGTGGAGTTGGTGCGGCGCCTCGGGGGCCTGTGGGTGTGGGTGAACCGCCCCGACGCCGCAGCGGTCCCCGGTCACGTCTCCGAAGAGGCGCTCGACATGGCCGACGCCGACGTCGTGATCCACAACACCGCCGGCCCCGAGCGGCTCGAGGAGCTCGCTCCCGGCCTCCACCGTTCCGCCCTCCACCTCATCGAAGGTGACCGGTGACGACGGACGAGACACGGCCCAGCAACCCGGAGACGGCGTGGTGGACGATCCACGGGCAGTCCATCCGTGACGCGCTCGAGCGGGTCGCAGCCGGCGACCACCCCGAGATCGTGTGGCTGGAACTAGTCGCCGACTGCGAGGTCGACAGATGACCGCTGCACCCGTCCCTGACCCCGGCCCACCGGAGGCGGGGATCTTCTCCACCACGAACCGGCAGAGGGCAGCGATCGAGGCGCGTGGCGCGTCGATCGTCATGCGCCCCGACCGCCTCGGTGGCGGCCCTCACGTCGCGGGGACCGTCGTCCCCACCGAGGACATCGTCGTCACCTACCAGGCGTGCCAGTCGCTCGCGGCGACGGCGGAGCACCACCGGATCACCGTCGCGCAGGTGTGGGTGGCGTTGTGGTTCGAGGCGGGCTGCGACTCGCGGCGGCGGTACCACCTGTGAGCGGCGACGAGCACCCCCCGATGCTGTCGATCCTCCTCAGCGAGGAGCCGTCGCGCCTCAGGCAGCTCAACCGGCACACCGGCGACAGTCCCGCCGACATGATCGGCGACTGCTTCCGTACCTCCATCGCGTGCCTCCTCGGCTACTCGCGCCCCGACTACGTGCCCCACTTCGTCGAGGAGACGATCCGGGCCGGTCTCGACGAGCATGGCGGGTGGGAGGACATCGCCGCGGCGCGCCGGTGGCTGCGCTCAGCGGAGGAGCTGGACCTCGCATTCATCGATCGCGACGAGGCCGACCGCCTCGGGTGCCCGTATCAGGTCACGGTGCGGTCGCATTCCGGCCCGTGGAATCACAGCGTCGTGGGTCAGCGTGGCGAGGTGGTGTGGTGCCCGACGACAGGTGACGCCGAGACGAAGCACCCGGGCGCGTACACGATGCGCGACGCGCTCGAGGACGTGGTTCTTGTTGTGTGCCACCCGTACGAGCCGGACCCCGACGCGATGCTGGCGCAGTGGCGGTTCGCCGACGCGACGGCCATGAACGGGGCAGCGTGACGGACCTGTGGTCGCGGGTCGCGGACCGCTACAGCGGCGGCGGCCGCCACCCCGGCTGGCACTCGCCGACGGCGTTCGCCCTCGCGTGCGGCCGGGATCAGTGGCAGATGGCCCCCCACTTCGCAGCGATAGAGGCCGCGGTCCTCTCGGCCATCACCGACGGCGCCACGTTGGTCGTCGAGGTGCCGGTGCGGCACGGGAAGTCCGAGATGGTGTCGCGGTGGCTTCCAGCCTGGTACCTCGGCCGCAACCCTGACCGCCGCGTGATCGAGGTGACGCACTCCGCAGAGTTCGCCGCCAAGTGGGGGAGGGCCGCGCGCGACCTCCTCGTGGAGCACGGCGGCGACGTGTTCGGGGTGCAGGTGTCGCCGAGGTCGCAGGCCGCGAACCGGTGGGACATCGAGGGGCACGCCGGCGGCCTCCTCGCCCTCGGTGTCGGCGGCTCCCCGATCGGCCAGGGCGCCGACCTCTGCGTCGTGGACGACCCGTACGGCTCGTTCGCTGACGCCATGTCGCCGCTGGTGCGCCGGAAGGTGCAGGAGTGGTGGGCGGGCACGATGACGTCCCGTATCGAGCCGGGCGGCGCCGTCATCATCCTGTGCTCGAGGTGGCACGAGGACGACCTGCCCGGGTGGCTCCAACGCGAGGGCGAGAACGTCCGGGTCCTGCGCCTCCCCGCGGTCGCGGACGACCCCGACGACGCCCTCGGGCGCGCGGTGGGCGAGGCGCTGTGGCCGGAACGGTGGCCGCTCGAGGAGTTGGAGAAGAAGCACCGGCAGACCGCGATGGTGCACGGCGAGGCGGTGTGGCTCGCGCAGTACCAGCAGACGCCGAAGAAGCCTGAGGGCGGCATGTTCCCCGGCGACCGGTGGAGCTTCCTGCCCGGCCTCCCCGTCGAGGTCGAGTACCAGGCGCTGTGGGTGCGTGGCTGGGACCTCGCCGCCACCGAGGACGGCGGCGACTGGACGGTCGGCGCCCTGATCGGGATGCTTCCCGACGGGTTCGCCGCCCCGCTCGCGGTGGACGGGAAGCGCCCCCGGTTCGTCGTCGCGGACGTCGTGCGGGGCCAGTGGTCCGCTGACCGGGTCCGGGCCGAGATGATGGCCGCGGCGCAACGTGACCCCGCCGGGACCCGGGTCGCGCTCCCGCAGGACCCGGGGCAGGCGGGCAAGGACCAGGTGCAGCAACTGAAACGGCTCCTCGCGGGCCACGACGTCACCTCGCGCCCCGTCCCGAAGCAGACCAAGGAGCTGCGGGCGGCGGGCCTCTCGGCGATGCAGCGGGAGGGCCTCGTGGCGCTCGTGGAGGGCGACTGGAACGGGGCGCTGGTCGCTGAGTTGGAGGGGTTCCCGAGGGGCAGCCACGACGACCAGGTGGATGCGTTGGCCGAGGCGTACAACGTGGCGGTGTCCCTTGGTGGGGCAGGTGCCGCGGCGCCGCAGCGGTACAAGGACAACCGCCGCAGGGGACGGCGGTAGGATCGTCGTCGGTACGAAGCCCAGCCCCTCCGCCCCTGCCCCGGTGGGGGCGGAGCCGCGTCTGACGATCCGCCACCCGTCGCGCTGACGATCTGCCGATTAGCGGCGTGGCAGGTTGCGGAACGGGAGCGCGGGACACCGGTAGCCTCGTCGCATGGCGATGAGCACAGGGGTCGACCTTGCACTACCGGAACGGCTGCGGCGCTTCATGGGCGTGACGGCGGAGCGGGCCGACAGCGCTCGATTCGACCACGAGCGCCGGTGCATCGTGTTCGTGGTCGAAGGCACGACCCACTACGTCAGCGACCACACGTACGAGGAACTGGTCCCACGCGTGGACCCAGTGGCGGAGCTGGTCGAGGTGATGGCGATGGCGCACCACGAGCACGAGAAGCGCGCCCGGCGCCGGTAGTCGTGGCACCTGCATCCCCGCCGCCGCCCCTCACACCGTCACCCTCGCGGCCGTGGCCGCCCGTGACATCACCCTCGACCAGTACGCCCCCCTCGCGCACAAGGCGGGCCTCGGGCACACCACCGCGGCCATCACCCTCGCCCCCACCTGGGTCAGTGAACCGCACCGCCGCCGCCTCGCCGCCTACCGCATCCTCCACGGCTACCTGAGCAACGTCGCCCGCACCTTCTTCGAGGCGGACACGACCCGCAACGTCGACGCCCGCCTCCGCTCCATCGGCGCCGGCATCGACGGCGACGAGCGCCGCGACCTCGTCGAGTACGGCGACGCCGCCCTCCTCGTGTCCCGCATCGCCGACGCCATCCTCGGCGAGACCCTCACGTTCACCGTGGCGGGCGCGGACGTGGAGCAGCTCCCCGAGATCGGCGACCCGCCTCCCGACCCCGGGGCTGACGCCACGGCGATCGAGCGGCGCATCTACGACGCCGCCCTCGCGAGGTGGGAGCGGGACGCCGCCGCCGCCGTGGACATGTGGGAGGAGGCGATCGCGTCGCAGCCGGAGGCGATCGCCCGGCAGGCGTGGCTCCGTGAGTGGGCCGAGACCGACGCCGCCGCGGTGACGCTGCGCCTCGCGACCCTCGACGCGGTCGGCCTCGGCGACGGTGTCATCGCGATCGGGTGGGACGCCGAGAAGCAGCGCCCGACGTGGACCCGCTACGACCCGGGGTTCTACTTCCCGGCGCACCCCGACGGCGCCACCGACGAGTTCCCGCCCACCGTCCACATCGCGTGGGAGGAGACCCACCAGGAGGACGGCGGGGACCGCACCTACGTGCGCCGCCAGACGTGGCGCCTGGTGCCCCTCGACGCGCCCGTCACGTACCCGTACGCCGACGGCCCGTCGCAGGTCGTGTGCACGTTCTCCGACGGCATGTGGGCGACGGAACGGCTCGAGGGCGGCAAGGTCGACGGGTTCGGGGAACCGGCCCGATGGATCACCGAAGAGGTGTCCCTCGGCGTCGACTTCATCCCCGTCGTGCACATCCCCGGCATCGACATCGGTGACGACTACGGGCAGTCGTTCCTCGCCCGCGTCGCCATGCTCCTCGACGAGATCATCGCCACCGACACCGACGTCAGCCGCGCCGCCGCCCTCGCCGCCGGCCCAGCGATCGCCCTCTCCGGTGGCTCCGTGCAGGGCGCCGTCGAGGTGGAGCCGGGCGTCGTCTACAACCTCGGCGAGAACGGGCGCATGGACGTCCTCGACCTCTCCGCCGGCCTCTCCGAGCTCCGCGACACCGGCGACCGTCTCCTTGACCGCCTCTCGGTCGTGTCGCAGGTCGCCGGTGAGGTGTTGGGCCGTGTCGTGGACGGCTCCCCGCTGTCGGGTGTCGCGATCGCGCTGCGCTTCGGCCCGTTCCAGCAACTGATCCTCGGGGCCCGGCAGGTGCACCGCCGCAAGTGGGACCTCGCCCTCAAGATGACGCAGCGGGTCGCGACCGTGAACGGCGACCCCGACGTCGATGGGGCCGCGTTCCCTGCTCACGTCGTGCCGGGCCCGTTCCTCCCCGCCGACCTCGCCGGGGTCGCGCAGATCGTGGCGCAGGCTCGAGCAGCCGGCGCGATGTCGCAGGAGACCTCGGTGGCCCTCTTCGCCGAGGCGGGCGTCCCCGTCGGTGACGTGCGCCGCGAGGTGGCGCTGATCCGCGAGGGCGACCCCGAGGGCGCCGCCAAGGTGTTCGCCGCGGTGGGCGAGGAGGCCGCGGCCGACTGGTTGGGCGTGGAGCCTCCACCGCCGGCGCCGGCGCCCGACCTCGGGGTCTGAGCCGGCGGAACCCTCGGCTGGTCGCGTTCCTCACCGGGTGAGCCTGCATCCCAACGCCCCTCGCGACGGGGGGTGACCCTTCGCCCATACCCACCGGAGTGGTGGGGCCGCACACCCGCAGCGGTCAAGCGGGGACAGGACCAGGAGACACCAGCACATGAGCGACGATCCCATCCTCATCACCATCGGCGGCAAGCGCTACTGGCGCGACCCCATCGACGGTCGAACCGTCCCCTTCGTGGGTGGCGGCTCGGAGGATGCCGACCCGCCGGCCCCGCCCGCTGACCCTCCCGCGCCCCCGGCGCCCGAGGCGACGCTGACGCAGTCGCAGGTCGACGCCATCGTCGCCCGCGAGAAGGCGCAGGCGCGGAAGGCAGCCGACAAGGCCGCAGCCGAGGCGATCGCCGCGGCGAAGGCCGAGGCCGACAAGGCAGCGATGGGGGAGGCGGACAGGGCGCGAGCCGAAGCCGCCGAGATCACCGCACAGGCGCAGGCCGTCCTCGCGGACGCCAACGCCCAGCGCCTCGCCGCCAAGGTCGAACGCAAGCTCCTCGCAGCCGGTGTCCCCGAGACGGCCCTCACCCGGGCCTCCCGCATGGTCTCCCTCGAAGCCGACGCCACCGACGACGACATCGTCGCCGAGGTCGAGGCCCTCCGCACGGAGATCCCGGGCCTGTTCACCACCCCCGCACCGAGCAACGGCGAGGCGCCGAAGCCCGGAGCGCAGCCACCCGCCCCCGCCAAGCCGCCCACCGGCGGTGCCCCGTCGGGCGACCCGAAGGAAGCCGCGAAGGCGCTCCTCCGGGCGCGTGGCATCACCCCCCGTTCCGAGCTCAACGCCGCCTAGGAGGCAGCACAACTCATGGGTTCACTCGTCACGTCCACCACCCTCGTCACCGGTGACGATTCGTGGCTCGGTTCCGCACACGGGACCGACTCCACCGAGTCGATCACCCTCGACGTGAGCGCGTTCACCGCGAACACGCACTACGCCAACGGCGTCTTCCACGCCGGCATCCCGCTCGGCAAGATCACCGCCTCGGGCAAGTACGGCCCGTACGGCGCCTCGCCGTCGGAGGTCCAGACGCTCGTCATCGACGCCACCGGTGGCACCTACGACATCACGTTCGACGGTGACAACACCGGGAACATCACCTACGCCGGCACCGCTGGTGACTCGGCGACGATGCAGGCCGCGCTCGAGACCCTGCCGAACATCAGCCCCGGGGACGTCACCGTCACTCAGGGTGCGACGGTCAGCAACTCGACCACGTTCACCCTCACGTTCGGCGGCCAGTACGTCGGCAAGAACGTGCCGCAGATCACCGTCACCGAGTCGCTGACCGGCGGCGCCGGCACAGCGACCCCCGCAACCGGCACCGCTGGTGGCGGCGCCGTGTCGAGCGGCGCGGAGACCCTCGTCGGGTTCCTGTACACCGCCGTCCCCGTCCCCGACACCGCCGACACGACCATCGACTGCGCCGCAGCGATGCTCACGCACGGCAAGGTCGTCGAGGCCAACCTGCCCATCTCCGTCGACGCTGCCGGCAAGGCCGACGTCGCTGGCCGCATCCGGTTCGTCTGAGAAGGGACCTGAACCATGAGCATCATCTACGACATCGTCGACCCCGTCGTCCTCACCGAGGTCGTGCGCGAGTCGCCCGAACCGGCGAAGGTCGGCCTCAACGCCATCCTCCCCGACCGGCTGTTCCCGTCCATCGAGGCCGTGTGGGACGTCGTCACGCAGACGAACCAGGCCGCCAACTTCCAGAGCTTCGACGCCGAGACGGCGATCGGTGAGCGCGACAGCGCGAGCCGCAAGAGCGCTGAGATGCTGAAGGTCGGCGAGAAGTACCGCCTCGGCGAGTACGACACGCTGCGCCTCCAGGGCCTCCGCACCGGCGGCAACATGACGCCGCTCATGCAAGACGTCGTGTTCAACGACGCCCTCAAGGGTGCCCGCGCCGCCCGCATCCGGGCCGAGTACGCCCGCGGCGACGTGCTCACCGACGCCATCCTGACGATCACCGACGGCGGGCTCGACCTGAGCTACGACTTCGGGCTCGACACCGACAACGACGACACCGCGGCCGCGTCGTGGCACACGACCACGACCGACATCCCGACCGACATCGGGAACTTCCTCGACGCGGCCGAGAACCTGGACTACGCCGGCTACATGTGGGTCAGCCGCAAGACGGCCCGCTCGCTCGCCGCGAACACCAAGTACCAGGGCCTCGCCTCGGTCGGTGGCGTCACCCCGTCGCGGCTCAGCCTCGGCGACATCAACGGCATCCACGACCGCCTCGGGTTCCCCGAGGTCATGGTGTACGACTCCTCGTTCAAGATCGCGGGCAGCACGACCCGGGTCCTCGGTGAGGACCTGGTGCTGTTCACTCCGCGTGACCCGAGCGAGTTGGGCTTCACCGCCTGGGGCGTCACCGCCGAAGCGCTCGAGCTCGTCGACGCCAACGTCCTCACGGTCGATGGCGCCGCCGGCCTCACCGCTGCGGTCACCTCGACCTTCGATCCGCCCACCCGGTGGACGAAGGTCACGGGCATCTGCCTCCCCGTGCTGACCGATCCCGACCGTCTCGGGATCTTCGACTGCACCCCCTGATCCTCGCTGACACCGCTTGCGGTGTTGTGAGACCACCTCGGCTGCTGGTGCCGACGGCGGCCCCGACCCTTCGGGGTTGGGGCCGCTTTGGGTAACGGCGGCCTCCGCAACGACAGGAGCACCAGCAGTGACCATGATTCGAGACGTGTCGGGGTGGCAGCGCCCCTCGGCGCAGTTGGCGGAGGCAGCCGAGACGGCGCCCCGCACGCCGTCCACACCGACCCGTGACGGCATCCGCACCGTGTCGGGGTGGCAGTCGGGTCCCCTTCCGGCCCCGGAGCGGGAGCCGAAGCCCGCGACGCTCGCAGCGGGTGCCCGTGTCGACGAGGTGCTCGCCTGGGTCGACGGCGACCCGCGTCGCGCGGATGAGGCGTGGGAGGCGGAGGTGAAGGGGAAGCGGCGACCGTCGCTCCTCCGCACCCTCGCGGTGATCGCGGACGGGGAGGTGGCGGCGTGACGATCGCGGCAGAGGATCTCGCCGTGGTCCGCTCCTGGTGCGGCACCGCCGTCGGGACCTCGGCCTCGACGTTCACCGAGGCCGACCTGACGGCCCGCATGGACCGCCTCGCCGACGCCCACGCGACGGCGTTGGAGGTGTGCCGCCAGATGCGCGCCGACCTCCTCGCCGACCCCGCCTCGCTGACGCTGACGGGCGACTACGCCCACAACGTGGCGGGGAACCTCGCGGGCCTCGACCACAACATCACGCAGTTGGAGCGCCTCGTCGGCGACGCGGCGGGCACGGTGTCGGTGTCGCGCCTGTTCCGGCGCTCGCCGCGGCGGTGACCGTGGACCGGGGGAGAGTGGGCGGGTGACGCTGACGCCGTACTACTCCGACGACTTCGCGACGATCTACCACGGGGACTCGCTGGAGGTGCTCGACGCGCTCGACCTAGGCGAAGGCTCCGTCGACGCCATCCTCACCGACCCGCCGTACGCGTCCGGTGCCCGCCACGAAGCCGACAAGTCCACCCGCACCGGCGGCATGGTGCGCGGGCAGCGGTTCGCCGACAAGCCGATCGACAACGACCGGATGACGACCACCGGGTTCGTGTGGCTCATGCGCGAGACGGCGCTGCGGACCTACGACGCCCTCGTGGACGGCGGCTCACTCGTCTGCTTCATCGACTGGCGGCAGTGGCCCAACCTCGTCGGCGCGATCGAGACGTGCAATCTGCGGGTACAGACCATGATCGTGTGGGACAAGCGGACGCTCGGCATGGGTAACGGGTTCCGCCAGCAGCACGAGCTCGCCTGCCACGCGGCTAAGGGCGTCCCGAACGTCTACGACCGCGCGACACCGAATGTCCTGACGGTCGACCGCATCGAGCCGGATGACCACCCGTCCCCTAAGCCGGTCGCGCTGATCGACCGACTCCTCCGTGTCGTGACCCCACCCGGCGGACTGATTCTGGACCCGTTCATGGGAAGCGGTCGCCCGATGGAGGCAGCGAAAGCAGCAGGGCGTCGGTGCATCGGCATCGAGAAGAACGAGGCGTACTGCGAGCGCGCGGCCGAGCGGCTCACGCAGACGTTCGCGCTCGTCTCCTCGGCGGAAGTGTCGATCGACCCGCCGCCGTCCCTCGACCTCGGCGCCGCATGACCCCGGACCGCGACGTGCGCCGCACCGTCCACGTCGCCCCGATCGAACAGCACTACGCCGACCTCGGCGTCACCGAGTTCGTGTGCCCGGTCCACGGCGTCTACCACGTCGCCCGGGCCTCCCTCGCGATGAGGGCGTCCCCCGACTGCTACTGGTGCCGCGAGGAGAGCCGTGCCGCAGCCTCGTAGCGTCGCCGCCGCCGCAGCGAACCACGTCTCGGACTGGGACGACGCCGACCGGACCATCCGCCGCCTCGTCTCCCGCATCCTCGGCGGCGAACGGCCCCCCACCCGTACCGTGATCGGTACGGTTCGGTCGGCGACGGCGCGGCTCGAGGCGAAGGCCGCGACGTGGGCACGCGACGAGCTGTCGGGCATCTACCGCCTCGGGGCGCAGATCGCCGCCGACGTCACCGGCCTCGGGAGCATCGACGACCTCATGGACGCCGAGGTCGCGGCGATCCTCGCCGAGCACATCGACGACACGACGACCGTCGGCCAGGCGCTCCGCCGCACCGCCGCCTCCTTCGAGGTGCCTCAGGGGCTGCCGGTGCTGTCCCCGGCGGAGATCCGTGCCCTGTCACCGGGGGAGCTCCGCGACCTCCTACAGCACCCCCTCGGCCTCGTCCGCTACAGCGACGGCTCGTTCCGCACCGTGGCGGATCACGGGGACATGCTGACGAGGACGCGGGCGTCGCTCACCTACAACCAGGCGGCCATCGACGTGGCACGGGCGACGGGGTCCCTCTACTGCGAGGTGTTCGACGGCCCCGACTGCCAGTGGATCACGCACACGTCGGGGGGCCTCGCGAACGGGCAGATCGTCGAGACCGAGTTCGCGTCGGCGCACCTCCTCGCGCACCCGAGGTGTCAGCGCTCGTTCCGACCGCGGCCCGACATCGACACGGCGCGCCGGGCGAAGAAGGTGGCGCCCCTCGGCCTCCCGTTCGACGACGCCAGCAACCCGCTGCCGTTGCCGGGGCCGACGATCCAGGCGCGGCCGAGGGTGCAGAGGTCGCGGCCGACGCGGGCGCAACGGCAGCGGCGCAGGGCCCGCACCCGCTAGGGACTGCATCCCCGCCGGTGGTGGGGGAGCCGTCACCCTCGCCCACATGGCCCTGCTGACCACGTACGCCCCGTCCGACGCCGGGACCACCTACACCTCGGCCTCGGCCGACGCTGGCGGCGACACGTTCGTCCCCGGCGACCGCACCGTCGTCCTCGTCACCAACCTCAGCGGCGGCGCCCTCACCGTCACGTTCGACTCCGTGACCCCCTCCAACTACGGCACCGACGAGAACACCGGTGCCAGCGTCGGCGCGAGCACGTCCAAGATGTTCGGGCCGTTCCCCGCCAACCGCTTCGCGAACGCGACGACGGGGCTCGTCAGCGTGACCTACAGCGGGGTAACGGGCCTGTTCGTCTCCGTCCTGACCCTCGGCTGACCTGCATCCCCGCGGCGGGTGGGGGAGCCGTCACGCTCCCCCCGTGGCCGTCCACTTCTCCCTCGACATCGACCCGATCGGCGGCGGCTCCGTCGTCATCGACGGGCGCGACGTCACGGACATCACCGAGGGCGCCGACTTGATCGTGCGCCCAGGGCAGCCCACCACGCTACGCATCTACACCCTCGGCTCCGCGACCGTCGAAGCTGACGGCGTCGTCGAGGTCCACCACGAAGCGGAGACGGACACCGCCGAGGTCGGGGCGCTGCTCCGCACCCTCGACGGGCACGCCATGTGGGAGGAGATGATGGCCGACCCGACCGTCGACCTCGCCGACCCCGCAACTGCGTTCCTCCACTACGTCGCCGAACAGATCGACCCGCAGCCGTGACCGTCACCGCCGCGGGCACCGCCCGCATCCGGGCCGCATCGGAGCGCATCCTCACCGACACCGCGACCGTGACCCGTGAGGGCACCGCGACGACGTCCCGCGCCGACGGCCGCGTCAGCCGCCCCACCACGACCATCTACGTGGGCCGCTGCCTCATCACCGCCGCCTCTGGCTCCGACACCGAGGAGAAGGAGCCGGGGCGCAAGAAGCGCACGGAGGACGACTACCGGGGCCGCCTCCCCGTCGAGGCCGCCAGCGACGAGACGGGCGACCCCGGCGACGTCGCGGTCGGCGACATCGTCACCGTGGACGACTCCGACGACCCCGGCCTCGAAGGTGCCACGTTCCGGGTCACGCAGGTCATCACCAAGACGTACGCCTCGTCGCGCATCCTCAACCTCGTGGCCTACAGCGCCGGGGTGCGGTCGTGAAGCTCAAGCTCGACGTGTCGCAGGCGATCGCCTACGCCGGCAAGCTCGCCGCCGCCGCCACGAAGGTCCGCCCCGAGAAGGTCACGAGGCACTACGGCACCATCCTCTTGGCGCGCACGAAGGCGTACGCGTCGGGGCGCCCCGGCCCCAACGTCATCACCGGCGCCTACCGCAACAGCATCCGCATCCGCTACGAGACCGAGCTGTCGACGGGGACCTCGGCGGCGATCGTCGGCTCCGAGGCACCGCAGGCGGCCCGGCTCGAGTTCGGGTTCAAGGGCGTGGACTCGCTGGGGCGCCACTACAACCAGCCCCCGTTCCCGCACTACAGCAGGGCGCTCGCCGACATGGAGCGCCTCTACCCGCCTGCGGTCGAACGGACCGCGATGGAGTGGGTGCCGCTCCCGTGACGACCGCACCGCCGCCCCGCACCGTCGTCACCGACGCCCTCGTCGCGATGCTCGCCGAGGTCACGCACCGTCCCTGCTGGGGACCCGGTGGCCCCGACCCGACCGACGACGCCTACGCCCTCATGCCGTACCTCGTCGTCGACCTCATCGGCGCCGGAATCGCCTACGGCAGCGTCGGCGCCCCGGAGGACACCGCCGAAGTCGTGTGGCAGGTCACCGCGGTCGGCGAGACGTTCGAGTCCTGCCAAGTCGCGATGGACAAGGCCCGCACCGCCATCCTCGAGCGGGACGGAGCGGGCGACGGGTTCTCCAACACGCTCCCCGCCGCGTTCGTCACCGTCGTGAACCGCACCTGGGACGGCGACGCCGGGACGCAGGTCGACGGCGGCATCGTCAACGTCGCCGAGCGGTTCCGGCTCACCTGCTGCATCCAGCCGATCGACGACGACGGCATCGAAGGTGGGCAGCCGTACGTGGAACTTGACCAGGTGGTCGACGGAGGCTCTCCCTGATGGCGCAACGCATCCAGCACCGGCGGGGCACCGCGGCGCAGTGGGCGGCGGCGAACCCGACCCTGGCGATGGGGGAGTGGGGCTACGAGACCGACACCGGCCGCGTCAAGATCGGCGACGCCGCGACCGCGTGGAACGTGCTCCCCTTCGCCGTCGCGGGCGGCTCCGTCACTCAGGTGGACCCGCTGCGCGGTCTCCTCTCCGCCCTCGCTGACGTCGCATCGACGCCGGTGGACATCGTCGTCGTCGGCGACTCGCTGTCGGAGGACTGGCAGTGGGTCGACTCGGGCACGTCCGAGTCCGTCGGGTTGCGGTCGTGGGTGCGGCTGTTCGAGGTCGACATGGCCGAGCGGTTCAACGCCGGTGCCGTCGGTGTCGGCTGGCTCGCGATCCGTTCCGGCCTCGGGACGAACCCCGGATGGGACACCGTCACCGGGTCGCTCGTCACGACGGCCGGTCTCGGCCGCTACGCCGTTCAACTCGACGCCGCCGAGTACGCCGAGCACACCGAGACCTGTGACGGCGTGGACGTCTACTTCGCCTCCATCGCGAGCACCTGCACCGTTCACGTCGATGGCGTCCTGACGGCGACGCTGACCGCTTCGGCGGTGCCAACGGTGTGGAGCTCCGGCGCTCTGTCGTCCGGCTCGCACACGATCAAGGTGACCGCCGTGGGTGGCGTCGCCGTCCCGTATGGCTCCTACTGGTACCTCGGGAACAGGACGTCTGGTGTCCGGGTCCACAACGGCGGGCACTCCGGTTACGGCCCCTCCGACCACCTCGCGACGGTCGGCACCATCGAACACATCGCCCTCGTCGACCCCGACTGCGTCATCGTCCCCATCGGTGCGGCGTCGGGCGGGACCGTGTTCTCCGGCACCGTCGCCGCCTACACCTCGACGATCGAGACGCTCCTTGAGGCCATCGCCGCCGAGGTGCCGTCCGCGTCCATCGTCCACGTCGCCGAGCACGCGTTCAGCGGCAAGGAGGCGACGTGGCCCGCCTACGCTGCGGCGTCTCGAGCCCTAGCGGTGGACGGTGGCTACGGGTTCGCCGACTGCTACGAGACGATTGGCTACGTCGGCTCGCCTGACACCTACGGCCTGTCGCTCGCCGACGGCGTCCACCTCACCGCCAAGGGCATGAGGATCATGGCCGACACGATCCTCGGCGCGGTCGTGGGCGGAATCGCGCGAATGGAGGCGGCGCTCTATGCGCTCGCCGACGGCACCCGCGGCGACTTCGTCCAGACCTCGACGGCGGGGAGCCAGACGATCACGAACACGTCGGCCGGCGCCTACCTGTTCGACTCGTTGTTCGGGGCCGTCTACCTGGGCCTGTCCCGTACTGGTGACGCTGCCCGGCGTGCGCTGCTGCTCGACACCGGGCTACTGCTCGGCGACGGCACCGGCCTGACCGATGCGGGGATCACCCGCACCGCCGCGGGCACGCTGGCCGTCACCGGGGCGTTCCGGTTCACCGAGCAGTCGGCACCCTCGTCGCCGTCGGCGAACACGCTGGTTGTCTACGCCGCCGACAACGGCAGCGGCACCACTGTGCTGAGGACGAAGGACAGCGCCGGGACCGTCACGACCCTCGGCGCCGGGGGTGGCGGGTCGTACACCGACGAGGAGGCACGCGACGCGATCGGCGCTGCGCTCGTCGCTGGTGAAGGCATCGACATCACCGTCTCCGACGGGTCGGACACGATCACGATCGACGCCGAGCTCGCGTCCGCGACGAACCCCGGCGTGGTCGAGCTCGGCACGGACGCGGAGACGCAGACCGGCACCGACGCCACTCGTGCACCGTCGCTCGCCTCCGCCGCAGCGACGTTCTTCCGCAAGCTGATCCCGACCGGCACGGCGGGCACGATCACCCACGCAGACGGTGGGGCGTGGACGATCTCGTCGCTGCTCGGCACCCCGTACATCAGCCAGAAGCGCACCGGCGACGCCGTCGAGCGGGCCATCCTCACCGAGTCGGCGATCGCGTTCGGCAACGGCACCGACGCTGTCGACTTCTCGATCAGCCGCACCGGTGCCGGCATCGGCACCGTCACCGGGAAGCTGCGCCCCGGCACCCCGTCGAACACGCTCGACGCCGCCGACAAGGCGTACGTCGACGGGTACGCGCAGCCGCTCGACTCCGAGCTGACCGCCATCGCCGGCCTGTCCTCGGCAGCGGATCGGGTCCCGTACTTCACCGGCTCCGGCACGGCGTCGCTCGCGACGTTCACCGCTGCGGGCCGGGCGCTCGTCGATGACGCAGACGCCGCGGCGCAACGGACGACCCTCGGCCTTGGGACCGCTGCGACGGCGGGCAGCGCGTCCACCTCTGCTGAGGGCATCGTTGAGCTTGCCAACGCGACGGAGGTGCTGACCGGCACCGACACGACCAGGGTGCCGACTCCGAGTGTCATCGCCCCGTTCGCTGCCCACACCCGAGTCTCGGGCGCACTCGCGGAGACGGTCCCCCGGCATTTCCCGGCGTCGGCGATCACGCTCACCTCTGGATGCCTGCACCTCGTCGCGATCTCGCTGCCCGCCGACCTCACCGTGACGTCCATCACGTTCGTGTCCGGTGCCGGGTTGAGTGGGTTGTCGAATCAGTGGTTCGGGCTGTTCAACTCGTCGCGGGTGCCGCTGCGACTCACCGCGGACGACACCAGCACAGCCTGGGCGCTCAACAGCGCGAAGACGCTCAACCTGTCGAGCACCTACACGACCACGACCGGCGGGCTCTTCTATCTCGGCATCTGCGTGGTCGCATCCGGCATGGGCACGATCGCCGCTCAAGCATCCACGTCGATTATGACCGGGTTCGCCCCGATCATCTCCGGGTCGAGCAGTACCGGCCTGACCAACCCGGCGTCATGCCCGAACCCCGCCGGGTCGCTCGGCGCGACCTGGACGATCCCCTTCGCCTACGTCTCCTGAGGACTCCGATGCCACGCACCTTGATCTCCGATGACGGAAGCACCCGCGTCTGGCAGCACACCGACACCGCCGGGCACCCGACGGGCACGACGGCCGAGGTGTACGTCCTGCCGCCGGAGGAAGCCAACCGACAGACGCTGCAATCCCGCGCCGAGCAGGCGCTCGCCACCAACGCGACCTTCCTCGCGATCGCGTCGCCGACGAACGCGCAGACGCTCGCCCAGGTCCGCGCCCTCACCCGCGAGACAACGGCACTGATCCGGCTCCTGCTCGACAAGACCGGCGACACCGCCGGCACCTGACGCCCACCGCCCCCGACTGACGCCGCCTCGCCTACGGGTGAGGCGGCATCGTCGCGTTCAGAGGCCTTCGAGAGCGCTCTCGTAGGCCGCCCGGTCGTACGGGGGGACGGACCCGCCGGAGTGGAACTGCACCGTCGTGACGTCACCGACGAGGACCGCATCGCCGTACACCTCGACGGCGTGCGACGCGTCAGCCGGGGTCTCCCACTCGGTGATCGAGAGGACGTCGGTCGTGAGCAGCTCGGTGCACGGCAGCTCGCCGCAGTTCTTCGAGTTGTCGCGCTCGTTCGGGAGCTCGACGGCGGCGGCGGTGAACGCCGCCTACAACAACCAGCCGACCGCCTACCCCGCCGGGTGGACGAACCTCGGCCCCGCCGCCTGAGCCTGCATCCCCTCCCCCCTAGCGGGCGGCGGGCACCCTCGCCGATATGGCAACGCTCACCCGTCAGCAGATCCTGAACACCGGCACGACCGTCACCTACGCCTCTGCTGCCGGCGGCGGCGACAAGTGCCTGCCGGGTGACACGACCTGGATCGAGGTCGTCAACGGCTCCGGTTCCAGCATCAACGTCACCGTCAACAGCCAGACGCCCAGCAACTACGGCACCGACGAGGATCTCGTCGTTGCTGTCGCAGCGGGCGCCACCGACCGCATCGGCCCCCTCCCCGCCAACCGGTTCGCCGCCTCCGCCGACGGCCTCGTCGCCTGGACCTACTCCTCGGCGACCACGATCACGGTCGCGGCGGTGTTCATCTGATGGCGCTCGCGATCCGCCACCCCGACCTCGGCGCCGCCTCCTGCGCGACCGTCGAGCAGTTCGCGGCGATCTACGAGCCGCGCGGCTGGGTCCTCGAGCTCGACCGCAACGGTGAGCCGCGGCGCGCGGATGCGAACCCGCGGTCGCACGTCACCCCGACGCCGATCACGCCCGAGGAGGTCGCGGCGGCCGAGACCCTGACCGAGATCGCAGCCGACACCGGAAGTGATGTCGGACCCCGCCGCAAGCGCGGCAAGACCAACGACGACGGCGCGGCCGTCACCAACACCACCCCCACCACGGAGGACTGACAGATGGCCCGCTACCACTCGTCGAACAAGGCCAAGGTCGTGTTCGCTCCCGCCGTCGCATCGCTGTCGGCGCCGTCCCGCGCGGAGATCACCGCCGGCACCGTCCTCACCGTCGCCGGCTCCACCGCCTACGCCGGCCTCATCGAGGACAGCGGCTGGGAGACCGTCGCGAGCGACATCACCGTCCCCGACGTCGGAACCGACTTCGACGGCACCATTCCCGGCCGCCAGGCCGCGTCCTCGGCGTCGATGAAGTTCTACGCCGACGACGCCTCCACCACGGTCCGCACGGCGCTCGCCGAGGGCACCGCCGGCTACATGATCCGGATGCCGGAGGGCGACGTCCCCACCGACCGCTGCGAGGTGTGGCCCGTCCGGGTCTCGGCCCTCAACGACTCGGCCATCACCTCGGCGAACGAGGCCAAGACGTTCATGGTCACCTTCGCCGTGACGTCGGAGCCGAACAAGAACGCGGTCATCCCCGCGGCCTGATCCCCCCAACCCACATGACGGCACCAGCAGCCACCCCAACCCCCGACGACATCATCGCCCGGAAGAAGCGGCGCACCGCCAGCTTCGCCCTCGTCCTCGACGAGGAGACCGGCGACGTCCTCACGTTCACGTTCGAGGCGATGGGCCGCGACGAGTTCCGCGACCTCCGCCTCCTCCCCGAGTGCAAGCCGACCGCAGAGCAGCGGAAGCAGCACGCGCAGCAGCAGAAGGACGCAGGCGTCCCCCCGCACCGCGTCGTGCCCCTCGACAACAACCCCGACGTGTTCCCCCCGAAGTACCTCGCCGCCGTGTGCACGTCGCCACGGTGGGATGAGGGCGGGTGGGGCGAGTTCCTGTCGAGCGACGCCCTGAACGATGCCGAGTATCAGGCGCTCCTCGGTGCCGCGCTGTCGACGCAGGCGACGAGGGCACAGGTACCGGACCCGGAAGCCTGACGGCGGACCCGCAGCTCCTCGAGGAGCTCGCGGTGAGCCGCCGATACCGCCAGCCCCACTCCGCCCTCTTCGGCGACGGGGACGGGATGTGGAGCGCCTCCGACGCGGCGCTGGCCGTCGCGTACGAGCGATGGCTCCGCATCGAGGAGGCGGAGCGGTGCCCGTCATGCGGGACCCGTGACTCCGACTGGATCGACCCGGAGACGAAGCGGATGGTCGACGGCGACCCGTGGGAGGCACAAACCCGCGTCTGCTACGGCTGCAAGACCGTCGCCGAGGCGCGCGCCATGCTCCCCGACGGCGAGGCGTCCACCGGCGTGAGCGTCATCCTCGCCCGGCCTGCATCCGATCTAGACGGGGCAGAGTAGGGGACCCTCGGCCACTATGGCTCTCGGCGGCGTCACCCGCGGCATCTCCATCGCCCTGAGTCTCGCGACGCAGGGGTTCAACGCCGGCCTCAACTCGGCCAGTGGGGCGCTCAACAACTTCGCCTCCGGGTCGCAGCGGGACCTCAACAGCGTTGGCATGGCCGCCGGTGCGATGGGTGCCGCGGTCGGTGTCGGCCTCGGCCTCGCGGTCGGGGCGGCAATGGACTTCGAGTCGGCGATGTCCGAGGTCGCCGCGGTGTCGGGCACGACCGGGAAGGAGTTCGACCGGCTCCGCGACCAGGCGCTCGACCTCGGCGCCTCCACCGCCTACTCCGCGACCGAGGTCGCAGGCGCCCAGGCCGAGCTACTCAAGGCGGGCGTGTCGACAGCGGACGTGATGGGCGGCGCGCTCAAGGGCGCCCTCGACCTCGCCGCCGCCGCACAGATCGACGTCGCCCAGGCCGCCGAGATCACCAGCAACGTCCTCAACACGTTCTCCCTCTCCGGGCGTGAGGCGTCGCACGTCGCCGACGTACTCGCAGCCGCCGCCAACAAGTCCGCCGCCGACGTCTCCGACATCGGCCTCGCGATGAAGCAGGCGGGCGCCGCCGCCTCCCTCACCGGGATGGAGCTCGAGGAGACCGCCGGGGCGCTGTCGATCTTCGCCAACGCCGGCGTGAAGGGTTCCGACGCCGGCACCAGCCTCAAGACGATGCTGCTCCGCCTCAAGCCGGCGACGGCCGAGGCTCGCGCCGAGATGGAGAAGTACGGCATCTCATTCGAGACGCAGGAGGGCGGGTTCGTCGACCTGGCCGACGTCGCCGAGACGTTGCAGACCCGGCTCGGCCACCTCGGCGACGCGCAGCGGGTCCAGACGCTCCAGACGATCTTCGGCACCGACGCCATCCGGGCCGCGACGATGCTGTATCAGCAGGGCGGCGAAGGTGTCGACTACTGGACGCAGCAGGTCGACGACGCCGGCTACGCGGCCGAGGTCGCCCGCATCCGCATGGACAACCTCAAGGGCGACCTCGAGAAGCTCGGCGGAGCCATCGACACCGTCCTCATCGAGGCGGGGTCGGAGGCGAACGGCGCTCTCCGTGCGATGACGCAGGCCGCGACCGACACCGTGTCCGCCCTCGGCAACATGCCGCCCGTGGTGTCACAGGTCAGCATCGGTGCTGGTGGCCTCGCGATCGCCGCCACGGCCGCGGTGGCTGGCTTGGGGACGTTCATCCCGATGGCGCGCAACGTGAAGGGCGCGATGGATGGGATGGGCGGCGCCTGGTCATCGCTCGCCGGGACGATGACCATGCGCAACTTCGCGTCGATGGCAGCGGGCGCCGGCATCCTCGCCGGTGCGTTCGTCCTCGTCTCCTCGCAGTTGGAGGGCGCGAAGCGGCGGGCGAAGGAAGCGAACGACGTGTTCCGGTCGTCGCTCGAGGCGCCCACCGACCTCGCCGGGTTCGTCTCCTACAACGCCGCCATCGAGACCGAGCTCAACCGCCTACAGGGACGCCTCGACGCCGCTTACATGGACGTCGAGGGCGGCGCCGGCAACATCGTCCACGGCTGGCAGCGGTTCTCCGAGGCTGTCGGCATCTGGGGCGAGGACGTCATCTACGAGACGACCGAGCGCCTCAAGGACCTCATCGACACCCAGCACGTCGCCGCCTCCGAAGGGATGGCGTACGCGACGATCGTGGACGACATCGGCAAGCGGTACGGGTGGACGACCGAACAGGTGGAGGCGTTCGCCGACGCCAACGGCATTGACCTCGCCTCCTCGGCGGCATCGGCCATCGCGATCCTCGCCGAGGAGGGCAACGCGGTCGAGGTCGTCAACGGGGCACTGTCCCTCACGCCCGCGGCCGCGTCGAACGTGGCGGGCGTCCTCGACAACGAGCTGACGCCGGCGATGGACGCAGCGGTCACCGCCACCATCTCGGCGCCACCCGTGGTCACCGAGACCTCCGACGCGATGACGACGCTCGGCGACTCGTCGGCATCGACCGCTGACAAGATCGATGCGCTCACCTCGATCGTCGAGGCGTTCATCGGTATCGCTCTCGGCGAAGGTGAGGCGTCCGACGCGTTGCAGTCGAGCATCAACGGTATCGGTGAGGCCGCGGCGGCCGCCGGCTGGAACTTCCACGGCACGACCGACGAGGCGATCGCGTTCCGTGACCAGATGCGCGAGGTGACCACCGACGCCGGCGCGCTCATCAACGCGTGGATCGAGCAGGGCATCAAGGGCGACGAGCTCCGCGCGAAGGTCGAAGGCCTCTCGACGTCCCTCTACGACCAGGCGATCGCCGCTGGTGTCCCGAGGGCCGTGGTCGACGAGTACCTCGGCGTGCTCGGCCAGCTCCCCCCCGACGTCTACACCAACATCCAGACGCCGAACCTGCCCGGCGCGCTCACCGACGTGAACGCCTTCAACGGTGCCCTCGACGCCATCGAGCGGGAACGCTTCGCCCGGATCCACGTCGAGTACCCGGGCCGGAACGTCGGCTCCATGATCTTCAACGCTGACGGGAACATCCTCGCGTTCGCCGACGGCGGCCATCACGCGCAGATCGCCCGCGGCGGCCCCACCCGCATCTGGAACGAACCGGAGACCGGCGGCGAGAGCTACATCCCGTGGGCGCAGTCCAAGCGGGGCCGCTCCGTCGAGATCCTCCGCCAGACCAACGCAGCGTTCGGGAACCCCCTCGGGGCCGGTGGCGGTGGCGGCATCGGCTCCATTCACGTCACCGTGAACGCCCCCGGCGTCTACGACTCCCGCGGCCTCGAGGAGCAGATCCGCCGCGGCGGCGCGCTGCAGGACGCCATCGCCACCGCCGTCACCCGAGCCAACGGGGCACGGGACGGGGCGCGGCCGTGAGCATCCACTACGTCGCCGAGGCCCCCGGCTCCTGGGGCGTCGACCTGCGCCCCTCGACACCACACGCGGTCACGCAGGCCCTCGACGTCGCATCCCACGGGTTCTCCACCCTCATCATCACTCCCACCCGCGTCGACCCCGTCGGCCACATCTACAACGTCGACCAGCTCCACGCCGTCTGCACCTACGCCGGCCTCCTCCGGTCGCAGCGGAACCGCCTCTCCATCGGCGGCCCCGGCCTGTGGGCGGCACTCGGCAACGAGCAGGGGTTCGGCCCCCTCGTCGGCTCCGGTCTCTCCGCCACCCGCACCATCCGCACGTGGATTCAGAACCTCGACATCGACCCGTTCATCACCGCATCGACGGGGCTCAACAACGGGGCGTCATGGACGTGGACCTCGGCACGGGTGATGACCCGCCGCGAAGCCATCGAGTCCATCATGGACGCGTTCTGGTTCCCCTACTTCCTCGACCCACGCGACCGGCTCATCAAGGACCAGACCGAGGAGTGGACCCACTTCCCGTCGCAGGTGAGCGGCCCCTACCCGTTCCTGACCCCGTGGTTCGACGGCCGCGAGCCGGGCGGCAACTCCCCGATGATCCGGGCGACGTTCGACGTCACCGACGACCTCGACGAGTGGGCGTCCGCGATCACCTACACCGACGCCGGGTCCACCACCACCACGGCGGGAAGTTCGAGCTACATCTACGCCGGCGGGACGTCGGTCGACCAGACGAAATACATAAGCGACACGTCGACCACTTCCGGCTACGGCCCCACGGTCGCCGCCTCACAGCTCGACTCCCTCAACGGCGTCGGCCGCTCCATCACCGCCACGGCCGATGACCCCGACGTTCTCTCCTACATCGTGCCCGGCGTGTTCGTCCTCGCCTACGACCCCGAGAACGGCATCTACGACTTCACGTACGGCAACTACACCATCCGCGGTCAGATGATGTGGCCCGCCATCCTCTCCGTCGCATCGATGCGCGTCCCGATCAGCGAAGGGTCCGGCGTCTACGTCGCGGTGTGGGACCCCACCGGCGGCGGTGGCGCTGGGGCCGACGACGTCATCGACCTGTCCGAGTGGTTCATCCCTGAGGACGGACCCACCACCCTCGAGCTCGGCCGCTCCTCGTTCCGCCCGGTCCGCCAGCAGGCGCGCCGCGACGGCGCACGCCGCCAGTAGGAGACCTTCACCGTGTCACGCATGCTCGGACCGACCATCAAGCTGGGACCGCTGCCCTACGGCATCCTCCACAACGTGGAGCGCATCCGCTGGGACGGCGACAACGTCGAGTTCTCCGGGCACACCGCCGAGTTCGCCGACGCCACCGAGCTCGCGGTACGCCGGGAGCAGCTCCTCGGCCTGTCGCACTCCCTCGACATGCCCGTCCTCCCCATCATCTTCGGCGACGACCCGTACAGGACAAGCTACTTCACCGACGTCGAGGTCGGCGTCGAGGACCCCGCAGGCGTCGACCGTCTCCGCCGCCTCCCCTACACGGTGCGGGCACGGCGCGTCCCCGGCCGCGACGCCCCCCTGTTCGAGTTGCTCAGCCTCGGCGGTCTCCGCTCCAACTCCATCAGCTTCGCCGCCGCTTCCGCCGACCCGTGGATCGGCGTCCCCGAGGCCGTGACCGACTTCTGGAACGGCGAGGACGCCGACTACGCCCTCGACTACACCCGCACCCTCGGGAGCGGTGTCGACGGCGTCGGGATCAGCCTCTACACCACCACGGGCAACGCGCGCCGACTCGCCACCTACACCCTCCCCATCGCCTCCTACTACGACGGGGCCTGCAAGCTGACCCTCGGCGGCGAGGTCGTCACGGGGCGGCAGGTGTGGGACACCGACGCCTCCGCGAACGACTGGTCCATCACCAACGGCATCGTGACGGTGTCCCCGGCGCCGACCTCCGCCGACCAGCAGCAGTTCCGGGTGGTCGGCCTCACCGGCACCGGTGGCGGCACCTCGACGACCAAGGACTTCCGGTTCTACTTCACCGACACCGGCGACCAGGTGCCCGACTCGTTCACGACGCTGACCGTGATCGACAACCGCCCCGAGGTCGCCCGCATCCGCCTCGGCATGCGCGTCGGCACCACCCGCTACCGGATCGTAATGGACATCACGATTCGCCGCGGCGCCCGCCTCGCCGAGTTCACGTGGCGCATGGACGAGTCGTTCGTCGTCACCGTCGACCGTGGCGCCACCGCCGACGCCGCCACCGCGATGACCGGTGGCCTCAAGGACGGCAGCAGCCCCCGGTGGCTGATGATCTCCCCGAACACGGTCACCGCCGGCACCGTGCAGGGCGAGTTGGCGCTCACCTCCGCAGGTACCCGCCTCTCCGTCGGCCTCGGCATCGTGGACGGCACCGTCGGCGACGATGACAACGCCAACCGCGACCAATACTTCGGTGCCCTCGAGGCGCGGCAACTGGTGGTCGGCCGGTGATGCTGCATCCCGCACCACTTCACTGTTAGTGCAACGGTCGCCACCGTGGCCTTCTGCTCCTTCGCGGTCCAGCGAATCCTCCCCGAGAACCGCACGCAGGCCCGCATTGTCCCCCGGGCGGTGATCCTCCACACCGCGGTCGACGGCCCCGGCGACACCGACCTCGCCGCCTACTTCGGCCAGGTCAAGGTCAAGGCGGAGAGCCACTTCTACGTGACCCGCCGCGGCGACGTCGTGCAGATGATGGACACGACGGTCGAGGCGGACGCCAACGGCACCGCCGACAAGTTCGCCATCAGCGTCGAGACCGAGGACGACTCGGCGCAACGGGGGAGCGACATCCTCCCGTGGAACGCCGCCCAGCTCGACGCGCTCATCCGCCTCGTCGACTGGTGCTGCCGGACCCACGACATCCCCCGGCGCCGCTGCACCTCCGCCAAGCTCCCCGGCGCCGCCGGCATCGGCTGCCACTCCCAGCCGATGCGCGAACGCTTCGACGGCACCGCCCACAACCCGTGGACCGCGTTCCAGGGCAAGACGTGCCCCGGCGACGCCCGCTGGGCGCAGTACCCCGGCATCGTCGCCCGCGTCGCGGCGATGACCACCGCACCCCGACCCCCCGAGGATGACGACGACATGACCCCCGCCCAGGAAGCCACGCTCAACAAGATAGAGCAGCACCTCGCCACCCTCGCCCGCGACCAGTCCGGGTTCGCGGTCGGCCCCGGCTGGGGCCACACCGAGGGCGTGATCCCGCTGCTCAAGCGGATCGTCGCCAAGCTCGGGGCGTGACATGCCCGCCGGCATCTGGCAGACGCTCGAGCACCCGATCCCCTCGGGCGTCCTCGTCGCCCTCGCCCTCGCCCTCCTCGCGTGGGCCGGGCGCTCCGTCCGCCACCACCTCCGCAACCTCGCCGACCTCGGGACCTACGTCGTGCCCCACTTCCGTCCCGCGACCGATGAGCACGGCGTCCTCGACGACTCCTACACCCTCCCCGCCCGCCTCGACGCCGCCATCGCCGCACAGGCCGAGACCCGCGACGAGGTAGGGCGCCTCTCCGACACCCTGACCCAGCACATGGCGTCGGAGGAGACGCTCCGGGCCACCGACATCGCGCAGCGCGCCGAGATCGACCGGGAACGCGACGACAAGCTCGACGGCGTCATCGCCCGCCTCGAAGCCGGGAACCCCGAGGTCCGGGTCCGGTGAACCGCTGGGCGCCGGCCACCACCGGCCTCGCCACGATCACCGCCACCGTCGTCGCGGTCGACATCTACGCCGCCCGCACCGAGCGCCCCACCATCTCCGCAGCCGTCGCCCACTCCCTCGAGCACCCCGTCGCCGCACCCGTCGCGGTCGGCGCCCTGTGCGCTCTGGCGTGGCATCTGGTCATAGATCCGATTATCCGACGCATCACCAGCAGCCAAGGAGACCCGCACCGATGAGCCTCGCCGACCAGGCGCTCGCCGCCAACTCGCAGCGGGCACGGGGGCCCCGCTCCCGCCTCGCCGCCGCCCTCGACGCCGCGGAGCCGAAGCTCCGGGCAGAGGTGCAGGAGGTGCTCGACCTGGTCGCCGACCGGCAGGTCATGGCGACCGTCGCCGCCGAGATCATCGGCGGCGCCCTCGGCGTCAAGCTCAGCGGCGAGCAGGTGCGCCGCCACCTCGCAGAGGCTGAGACGTGACCCTCGCCGACGACGCCGCAGAGTTGGAGGCGGCGCGGACCCTTGACCGAGCTTACGACGCCGCCGCGAAGCTGCGCCGCGACCTCGCTGACGCACGACGCCGCCTCAAGGTCGTGGAGGATGAGCGCGACAGCTTCGCCGAGCTCGCCGCCATCCACGACGCCGTCGCCGCCTCCAACCCGCGGCCACCAAAGTGGATGACCCCGAAGCGTCCCGGCAAGGGGCACCGCGGCACCCTCGTCCTGCTCCTCTCCGACACCCACTGGGACGAGGTCGTCGACCCCGGGCAGATGTCGGGGATGAACGCCTACGACCGCCCCATCGCCGAACTACGGCTGAAGCGGTGGGCCGAGCGGGTCGTGATGCTCGCCCGCGACTACACCGCCGGCGTCACCCTCGACGGGATCGTCGTCCTCTACGGCGGCGACAACCTCTCGGGCGACATCCACGAGGAGCTTCGCCGCACCAACGCCGACACGCTCCTCGGCGGCCTCCTCCACTGGCAGGAGCAGCTCGCCGCGGCGCTCGGCCTCGTCGCCGACGAGTTGAAGGTCCCCGTGCACATGGCGGCGACGTTCGGGAACCATCCCCGCACCACCGACAAGCCGCACACGAAGAACGAGGCCCGCACGAACGTCGACTGGGTCCTCGCGCACCAGGTCGCCCGCCACTTCCGCGGCGACGACCGGTTCACCTTCGACATCCCCGAGGCCCGCGACGTCTACGTCACCGTCTACGGGACCACCCACTGCCTCAACCACGGCAACGAGACGACCGGCGGCTCGGGCATCGGCGGCATCTGGCCCCCCATCATGCGGATGAAGGCGCGCAAGGTCGAGCGTGACATGGCCTACGGGCGCCGCTGGGACGTCCTCTGCATCGGCCACTGGCACCAGGAGATCTTCGCCCCGCAGCAGGGCCTCATCGTGAACCCGGCGATGAAGGGCTACGACGAGTACGCGAGGCGCCACAACTTCCGCCCGGAGCGGCCGGCGCAGCTTGCGTGGCTCGTCACACCGGAGCACGGGATCACCGACGGGCGGCCGATCATCGTGGGGGACCGCAAGCGCGAGGGGTGGGGCTAGGCGCCGAGGTGCATCCTCGCCGCCCCCCACCTCCCCGGCACCCTGTCGCCATGACCCGCGACGAGCGCCTCGCCGCCCTCCTCATCCTCGGCGTCCTCGCCGCCGCCGCCCTCGGCTGCACCACCTGGCTCCTCGCCGCAGGCGTCAGCGCAGAGGCGGCACTCGCCGTGTTCGGCCTCGGGAACCTGTGCGCCGGCGCCGTCGCCGGCGCCCTCACCCTCGGCCGCGTCGAGACGTCGTAGCCAACCTCACGCCGCCAGTGAGGTAGCCCGATCCGGTGAGGATTCCGCGACTAGGCGACTAGTCATGGGGCGGAGGGCACACCGCCGCGTGACTAGTCTCCCGGCGTGCCCGTCGCCCTCTACGCCCGCATCTCCCGTGACCCCGCAGAGCAGCGGGTCGGGGTCGACGACCAACTACGGCGCCTGACCGCCTACGCCGCGGTCACCTGGCCCGGCGCCCGAACCGCTGCTGAGGGGACAGGGGAGGCATCACGACACGACCCCCGAGGCATATCGTGGCGTCGAGATCGGGGGCACATGCTCCCCCGATCCCCTGAGGAAACTTTCTCGGTGCTGGTCCATGGTGGCACCGTAAGTGGTGTTCGGCGCATCGGTCTACCTGCGCTTATGCCTGAACGGTGTACGAAGCATTCTTTATGCCTGGTGTAACTACGGGTCTGGAACTTGGCCCGTAGCGGCGCTACGTGAATAGTGATGTTGACAGCCAGGCATATCGGGCGCATACTTCAGGCATGGAGAGCACCACACAGCACCCCGCCGAGATCGGAAACCGCCGAGCGCTCGTCGCCGCGACCGTCGCCCACCTCGACGCCCGTACCGAGGGACGCATCAGCGCCGACCTGCTCGCCGACCTCGACGCCGACGGCTGGGCCATCGTCCAGCAGGACATGGGCCGGACCCGCCCCTTCTCCGACGAGACCGCCGCTGCGATCGTCGCCGAGAAGCGGTGGCGGGAACTGGCCGCCGCCGCCGAGATCGACGACCCGTTCGAGGGAGTGATCTGATGAACACCGCAAGTAGTGCAGAGCAGCGCCACCTCGACGGCGAGGACTGCGGCGGGTCGTGGTGGGGCGGCTGCCGCCTCTGCGGCGAGGAGATCGCCGAGGACACCGACACCAGGCGCGAGGTTGCGTTCCAGATCGACTTCAACGGCGACACCATCACCACCGAGGCGTGGTGGGTGGACGACGGCGGCGCCGGGCAGTGCAACGACTACACCACGACCACCCTCGGCGACGACCCGACCGAGGCGCTCCGCCTCGCGGTGGCGTGGCTCGCCGAGACGGTCGGCGTCAAGCTCCCCGAGGCGGTGGCGTCGTGAGCATCTACGACGACGTGCACGCCGAGGCGATGGCCGACTACCGGGCCACCGACTTCGACTACGACGGCCCCTCCGCCTCCGACCTCGACGACGAGGACCGCGACCTCATCGCCCGGGCAGCGACGACGGCACGGCTCGACGCGACGGTGCGGCGGGTGTTCCGGTGAGTCCCGCGGCAGCGGTCGGCGCCCGCATGATGCGGCAGCGTCAACTCCTCGGGATGACGCAGGGGGCGTTCGCCGCCCTCGTCGGCGTCGGACAGCCGCAGGTGTCCCGCTGGGAACGTGGCGACGTCGTCGTCCCGTTCGCCCGGCGCGCCGAGGTCGCGATGGCCCTCCGCATGTCACCCGCGGCCCTGTTCCGTGAGGTGCTCCACGCCGAGATGGTCGCCGAGGTCGTGGCGTGACCTTCCTCGACCAGCGCCGCAGCCAAGGTTTCGGCGACCCCGACCCCGCCATCCTCGCGCAGGTCGGCGCCCTCCTCGGAGGACGAGGCGACACCGCTCCCGGCGGTGTGGCCCGGTCCCCCGAGTCCACGCCGGCTCCATCCACAACCACCTTGGATTCTCCCGCCTCGCCGGCCCTCCACCGATGTGGGGGCGACGGGGGACCGAACCTCGACAGCACCAGCAACGACACCAGCACCGAAGGGGAAGCAGCATGAGCAACATCGAAGGTGACCTCAACGCGACGATCGCAAGCGCGGTCAACGCCCGGATCGAGGCGGAGGTGATGGCGGCGCTCTCGGGCGACGAGGTCATCGCCCGGTTCGTCACGGCGGCGCTTCAGCAGAAGGTCGGAGATCAGCGCTACGGCAAGCAGCAGAGGACCTTCCTCGCCGCGGCGCTGGAGACCGCCATCAAGGACGCCACGAAGGCGGCCGTGGGCCGGCTCATCGAAGAAGAGCGACCGCTGATCGAGGACGAGATCCGCAAGGCACTGCGTCGCAACGTCAAGACGATGGCCGACTCCATCGTCGGCAACCTCGCCGACAAGGCGTCCAGCGCCTACGGCGTCCGCGTCGAGCTGCAGCTCCCGGGGGAGAACCGATGAGCAACCGCAACGGAGAGACGTGGTGGGCACCGGTCCCGTGGGGCGACATCGCCCCCGGCGACGTGGTCACCTACGAGCGCCGCGACGGGATGACGTACGATTGTCCGGTCGCCGCCACCCGCCCCGGCCACCCGTCCGACCGGAACCGCCTCGGCGAGGTCAAGGTCACCCTCGTCGGCCCCGACGGGTGGACGTTTGACCGGTGGGTGATCCCCACCGAGGAGACCCGCTGCCGGTTCCCCCGCCACGTCGAGGCGGTGGCGTCGTGATGGGCACCCTCCCGTTCCTCTCCGCCGCCGACCTCATCACCATCGGCTCCGTCGGCGAGGACGTCGTGGTCCTACGCGCCGGCGACGTCGACCTCTGCGTCATCTACGGCGACCCGAAGCGGACGGGGGAGCGCCTCATCGAGGTGGGCGCCTGCATCGTCTCCGTCGCCCCTGAGGTGTACCCCCCGGAGCCGTCACCCACGCCATCCCTCGTCGCGGTGGACGATCTCCGACGCGGCGACCGCGTCGCCCTCGACCGCTGCGACTCCACCGAGGCACCCGCCCCGCACTCGATGTCGTGGGCGACCGTCACCGACGTCGTGCGGATGGCGGGACGGGTCGCCACGATCATGGTCCGCACCGACGCCGTCGCAAGGGCCAACCGTGTCCTCGCCCCAGACGTGCAGGTGTGGGCCATGCGCCCCACCGCGGCGACCGAGGAGGCGGTGGCGTGAGCGGCGCTCTGGCAGTCCACATCACGGAGCCGGAGGACGTGTGGCTCTACCTCATCGAGCGCCCCAACGGCGCCGCGAACGACGCCGTCCCCACGGCCGACGGACGACCGCTGACGGCTCTGGCCCGCCGCAACTGGTGGGCCGGACCGGACGCCATCACCTCCGCCACGTTCGAGGCCCGCCCGCACCGGCGGGTGGTCGGCTATCGCCTGCCGGAAGGCGTTGTGCTCCCCGGCTACCCCTCCGAGATGACCGTTGCGGAGTGGATCGACAGAGACGACGACGAGGACCCGACGTGGCGACTCTACGATGCCGAGACGGAGCAGCAGGACGTCGACCCGATCACGGTCACGCTCTCCGCCGTCGAGGTGCCACGCCTCGATCTCGAGGACTACACGCTGACGTGGAAGGCGAAACTCCCGTGGGCCGTCAAAGAGATCGGCGGTCTCGCCGAGGCGTTCCCCGGCGAGTTCGAGGGCGTGCGTGCGCTCGTCAAGGAGCGGCTCGACAAGATCCCCGGGGCGGCCCACGTATTCCTCCGCACGGGGAGCGGCGACAACTACGCCAGCATCTCCGTGCCGCTCGCTCCATCGCAGCACAAGCCCTCCACCGGCCGCCGCGGCACGAACGGATACCGGGCTGCGGTCACGTCCAAGGCGGTCAAGGTGCCCCTCGGATGGGTACCCGACAAGGTCGCAGGCCGTAACGCCGGTGAGGCGTGGGACACGGTGCAGGCGATCGTCGCTGACGCCGTAGACCGCTGCACCTTCCACGGCATCATCTGCCCGTCGTGTGGCGGCGACGGGATCATCGCGAAGGACGGTGCGGCGTGACGCTCCGAGGCCCCGCCCACCCCGACACCTTCCGCGTGCAGGTCGGTCGCTACGGGGACAGGTACTACCACGACCCGCTGCCCGCCGACGGCACCTGGGACGCCACCGACGACCAGTGGCCGTCCGTCTCCATCGTCAAGGGTGCCTGGCCGAAGAACCTCGGCCCGTGGATGGCGCAGGAGGCCGCCCGCTTCGCCGTCGAGCACCGCGACACCTGGACCCGGCTCCCCGAGGACGCCGCCGTCGACATGATCGCCAAGGCCTCCGACCGGACCCGCAACAAGGCCGCCGACCGCGGCACCGGCGTCCACACCATCCTCGAAGGCATCGCCGAAGGACGCGAGCCGCACCCCGAGCTCATGCCCGACGTCGCCCCCTACCTCCCGGTCCTGCGGCAACTCGTGGCGGATCTGCAACCGGAGTGGGTGTATTCCGAGGTTGTTTGCATTTCCCGCAGCCTCGGCTACGGGGGGACCGCCGACGCCGCCATCCGCATCAACGCCGGCCCCCTCGTGGGTACATATTCAATCGACTGGAAAACTCGCCGGGCGGGGCGCCACGACGCACACCGTGACGAGTGCGCCCAGCTCGCCGCCTACTCGCGCTGCGACTACATCATCGCCGAGGTGGACGGGCAGGCGGTGCGGATGGCGCCACCCGCCCTCGACGGTGGCCTCATCGTCTCCATCACCCCCGACGACTACCGCCTCTACCCCGTCGACCTCGACGCGGCGTGGGCCACCTGGGTCGACCTGCGCGAGTTCCACGACACCACCAAGGCCACCATCCGTGGAAAGCACGTCGTCATCCCACGCCGCCCCGTGGACGCGGCTACGGTCAACACCACAAGCGGTCCCGATGACCCGTTCGCGGGCATCGACGGCGGCAAGGTCCCACCTGCGGCGGCTCCCCCTGCCGGCGCGGTGGTCGAGGCAGCGACACCGGCGGTCTGCTCCCCGCCGCCGGTGTCGCTCGCCTCGCAGGCACGCATCGACTGGTGCCGGGACCGTCTCGTCGCCCTCGTCACCGCACACCCGAACGCCGGGATCGTGCCCCCCGAGGGGGTACCGACGTTCCGCCAGGCACGCGAGGACGGGCACCGCTTCACCGACGACGAGATCGACGCGTGGTGCTCGGCCCTCGTCGAACCGGAGGCGGAGCACACGATCCCGTTCCCCGACCCCGACCCCGGCCGCTCCGACACGCCACCGCCACCGCCACCCGCACCGGTGCCCGCAGCACCCCGCAAGATCCCCGCAGACGACCCCCGCCTCGCGTCCCTCGCCACCCGCGTCAACGCGCTGCCCCCCGACCTCCTCGCCATGTTCGAGGCGGAGGCCGTGACCGGTCGCAAGCTCCCGAAGTTCCACCGCGGCCACGGCACCGAGGCGGCGCTTGCCGAGGCGGTCGCCATCCTCGACCCGCTCGAGGAGGCCGCGACCGCGCGCCGCCTCCGCATCGACCTCTCCCTGTCGCTCCTCGCGGCGCACGGCGTCGAACCGATCCGGGCGCTCCGCCTCATCTGCGACCGCGACGCATCCCGCCTCAACGAGTGGGAAGCGGAGAGCCTCGACGACCTCGCCTGCGCCGTCGCCGGCGGCGTCCTCGTCCTCGACGGCACCAACGTCGTCGCCTCCGAAGGCGCGGAGACGACGCTCCTCAACCACGTCGGCGAGTTGGCCGGCACCAAGACCGCCGGGCGAAGCGAGCTCCTCGCCGTCGCCCGCAACCTCGCCGCACGGCGCCAACTCCCCGCTGCCCGTGCGACCAAGGACCTCATCGCCTCACCGCTCCTCGTAGCGGCCGTGGCGATGACGGAGACCCTGCCCGCCTCGGCGGCGTAGGTCACCAACACCAACACCAACAGCAACACCAACGGAAGGCATCAGCACCATGAGCACCTACGAGTTCGTCGCCCCCGGCGCCGGAGAGGTCGAGGAAGGGGTCCGTCCCGCGGACCTCAACGGTCACCTCGTCATCTGCTACGCCCTGGAGTACGCGCCGAGCGTCCCCACGAAGTTCTCGCCCGACGGGAAGCCCGCCGTGCGTCTCAACCTCGCAGACCTGTCCACCGGGGAGTTCCACGGCGACGCGCTGTGGTTCAACTCGTGGATCGTCAACGACCTGAAGCGGGCCATCGGCAAGCCGATGCTCGCCCGCATCGGGCAGGGCGCCGACTCGTCGAAGGGGAACCCGCCGTGGATCCTCATCGACGCGACCGGTGACCAGGAGGCAATCGCCGCCGCGACGGCGTGGCTCAACGCCAACCCGGGCCGCCTGTCCGGCCAGGGCCTCGCTGCCACGGCACCAGCCACCCCGGCCCCGGCCCCCGTCGCGACGGTCCCCGTCGCCTCGATGGTCTGAGCAGGACCGTGGCACCAGCAGCAGCCCCCTCCGGCGCAGGACCGGAGGGGGCGCCCCCCGCCCGGTGGCAGCCGTGACGCTGCCCCTCGACGACCTCATCGCCATCGCCGGCAACCGGCCCCCCGACACCATCGGCACCGTCGACCAGGCCGCCTCGGCCGTCCGCGACGCCGCCGCCGCCGAAGGCATCGACCTCGGTGACGCCGACACCGCCCGTCACGTTGCCTTCGGCGCGCACTGCCCCCTCTACATCGCCTCGGCGCTCGACACTCCCCGTGGTGCCGTCGCCCTCGCCCGACACGTCACCGCCGCAGCCGCGGCCCACGCACAGGAGAGCACCACATGAACACCGCCGCCGCCGTGAAGCGGCTCACGCACACCCCCGGACGCCCCGCCGTCTACCTCGTCCGCCGCGTCACCGGCGACACCGACGAGATGACCCGCACCGACGTCCGCTGGGTGATCGACTTCCTCGAAGCCGAGGCGCTCCGCTACGCCACCGACACCAACTCCCCCGAGGGGTGGACCGTCGAACGACACCTGCGCCACTGGCGCCGCGTCCTCGCCTCCATCGACGCGTTCGAGGGGGTGGCGGCGTGACCCTCATCCCGACCCGTCTCCGACCCGGCACCGTCGTCATCACCACCGCCGACGCCCGCCGCCTCGCCGACAGCGACAGCGACCGCGCCAAGCTGCGCGCCGAGATCCTCCGCCTCCGAGGCGACCGCGACGAGTTGGCCCGCCTCGCGCAGACGCGGCTCGACAGCATCGCCCTCCAGGTGCGGCTCCGCCGCGAAGCGGAGGCCCGTTCCCTCGATCTCCTCGACCAGCTCCACGAGGCCCGTGGCGAGGCCGTGGAGGGCCGGCGCCCCGAACTGTGCCACACCCTCGCCGAGTGCTCCGGCAACCGGGCGATGGCGGAACGCGTCACCCGCATCGTCGCAGAGGCGGCGGTGCCGACGCTCGACACGATCCTCGGGGAGGCGTCGTGATCCGGCTGCCGCATCCCCCGACCGTCCCCGACGACATCCCCGCCCACATGGTGCTCGGCTGGCGGCTCGTCCATCCCGACCTCACGTCCCGCGGCGGGTTCCGGTGGCCGTTCCCCGGCCACTGGTGCGAAGCGCCCGGCCCGATCAAGGCCCACAAGGGCGCGTGCCCGAACGGTGAGGGCGACGGGATCTGTGTGGCCCGCTCCTGGTCCGGTGCGATGTCGGGCTCGATTCGCTCGCAGACATGCCTGCTCGTCGCCTACGAACCGAAGGCGGTCCTCGGTGAGGACCACGAGAAGGTGCGTGTGCGTCGGGCGCTGGTGCTCGACGTGTTCTCCGCCACCGTCGGGCTCGGCCCCGGGGCGGACCTCTCCGGGGCGAACCTCGCCGGGGCGGACCTCTCCGAGGCGTACCTCTCCGGGGCGTACCTCTCCGGGGCGTACCTCTCCGGGGCGTACCTCACCGGGGCGAACCTCTCCGAGGCGAACCTCACCAGGGCGAACCTCACCGGGGCGGACCTCTCCGGGGCGGACCTCACCGGGGCGGACCTCACCGGGGCGGACCTCTCCGGGGCGAACCTCTCCAGGGCGGACCTCTCCGGGGCGAACCTCACCGGGGCGAACCTCACCAGGGCGAACCTCACCAGGGCGAACCTCACCAGGGCGAACCTCACCAGGGCGAACCTCTCCGGGGCGAACCTCACCGGGGCGAACCTCACCAGGGCGAACCTCACCAGGGCGAACCTCACCAGGGCGAACCTCACCA